GCTGGAGGCCATATGGCACATCCATTCGACATTCCAAGTGTAACAACCGGTAAAGATCTAGTTAAAGTATTTTTGCAATCAGCAAAGTATTTAAAAGACGGTCCAGCATCCGTAAAAATCGACGGTGTCAATGCCAGTATACGTTTAGTTAATGTTAATAACAAATATCAGTTTGTAATGGACCGCGGATCTAGTAAGCCATTAGACGTTAAAGGAATTACTAAATCAGATTTAATTGACCGTTTTGGTACGGGTCATGGTATGGTAAAGGTAGGTGGACAGGTATTAGATATTTTTAATAAAGCTATACCTAACATTAAACCACAACTCAAAACATTGGGTATGCTAGATAATCCAAATATTATGTTTAATATTGAATATGTTGCTGGATCAACTAATGTGTTATCATATAATAAAAACTTTTTAGCAATACACGGATTATTAGAAATTGAACAAGTAACACCGAAACGTAGATCTACAAAAGAAATTACATATAGCAAGAAGGCACTTCAAGATTTATTGAACAATTTAGCCCCAACTGCACAAGAATATGGATATGAAGTACTAGGTTCTGTGCCGACAACTTTAGAATCAGATCCAGATTTCCAATCAGTATTAAATACAAAATATACTATTACAGTTAACGGCAAATCTACAACTAAAAGTTTAAGTCAATGGTTAGCTAAAGCTGATAATGAAAAAGACACATCTATTAAAACAGCAGATGGCAAAACCGTCGGGGCATTATCTAAACAAGTATTATTGGCAATTAGTAACGGTATTGATGTGGCTGAGTTTGTAAAAGATCCTAAAGACGTACAAGCGGCCATTAATGGATACATATTTTATTTGGCTACAATGGAACTAGGCAATGCTGTATTAGAATCATTAAATTCGCCGTTAGGTAAAGTAAGTGAACATGAAGGTATTGTAATACGTGATCCTAAAATATACAATAAACCCTTTAAAATTACTGGACGGTTTATTGTTAAAGGTCTAGAATCACAATTTCGATAAGATAATCATAATATTTAGATATTTATTAAAAACAAGGACTTTTAATGAAAACTAACGAATTACGATCGTTGATACGTACTCAAATCCTTAAAGAGTTTAGTAATGATACGTCATTTCTAGATAAAGTTGGCGGTTCTATACGTGCTAGACTAGGTACTGGTAAAGCTATGTTAGATCGTGCACTAGGTATGATAGAGCCTGAAAAACTAGCCAAATTGCCCAGACAACAAAAAATTGATTTGTTAACGGCCTTAATATTACAATTTGGTATGGATAGCAGCGACTTTAATGCTGTTAAATCACGTGTACAACGTGCATTGATAATGCAGGATAAACAAGATAGTATATCAGAACCATATACAGAAATTAAAGAATCTTCTGACGCAGAACTAGAAAAAGCTTTAGGATTGCCAGTAACAGATCTGGGCGGAGCTACTGCAGTCAATTGGGCCGCAGATATGTTACAAGCTATTGCTAAACTAGATGATATGAAAAAAGCTAAAGCATTAGGATGGATAATGTCCCAGGCCGGCATTGAGCCAGATGATATGGCTAGTTTAGCTGGCAAAATTAAAGCACAGGTAAGAAAACAAACACAGGCAACACAAACAAATGAGCAAAAAGTTACAAAACGTTAAAGCAGTTAATGAGTTATTGACAGGTGTTCATCGCTCTCAAACGCGTAAAACAACTGGATATACAAAAACAAAATCCGATACTAAACATGATATCGGCGATATCTGGACAGAAATAGATCCAAAAACAGGTACTGTTTGGAGATATGAACAAAAAGATGGATATCGTACACGTGTAGTAGATAATAGTATTCTGCAAAAAATACGAGCTATATTATCTGTGCCTAAAACATGTCCATGTTGCAACAAAGAAATGCGCGATGAAGAAAAACATTTAAATATTAAAATGTACTTTATACATAAAAAATGTTTTTCGTGTGTTGTTAGTGAAGAGACAAAAATTCGTACACAAGGTAAAGAGGCATGGGAAGAATATTCACGTAAACGTATGCTGTTAAATGCAGAGGCTTGGCTAAAAGATGCTGACCATGAAGTTGCTTTGTTACGTGAAACGCTCAAGTTGCAGTTTGTACAAGACGCTGATGGAAATTTAGAACAATGGAATCAAACAGCATTTTTTGAAAAATTTGATAAAGATTATCAAGAAACTAGAGAACGTATACTTAACAATTTAAAAGGATAAAAATGGCAAGGACAATAACAAAAATTTCTAAAGAACTAGAAGATGTTACTAGTACTATGAAAAAAATGGCTAAGGAGTATGCTAAAGCTACCGGTACTGCTAAAGATAAGATTGTAGCACAACTAAAAAAATTAACTAAGGATAAGCAATCTCTAGAAAAAGAATTGCAAAGTTCAGTAAATGAATTAGATAAAGACGTTGAGTTGCAAATAGATGAAGTACGTAAGCTTATCAAGAAAACTATAAAAGAAGAATTAGCTAACGTTAAAAAAACTAAATTACCTACAGGTTTATAATATGGATATACAATTATCTCCGATCGCGCGTGATATAGTACTTAATCAGATAGCAAAACTAATAAAAGAATCACTATCGGGGGAAGCTTCAGATATAAATTCAGATCTTCAGTCATTGTCAAATGAACTAAAAGCTGACGGCGAAGACGTTACTAATACCGAAGTTCAAGCTGCAATGTTAAGTGCATTGTTAGATGCGGATGGAGATATTGAGTCTGTTGATGTTTCTGATGTAGATGCTATAAAAACTGAAATACGAGAATCTAAAAACTACGTATTAACTGAGGGAGGAGGTGTATTAGAAACATTGCACGTTGCTAGTGATATAATGGGTAATTCTGCATTTCTTCATGCATTGGCAAAAGCTATACATACCGTTACGGGTCAAGATGTAGACGAAAATAAACTTAAAGCTCGTATAAATAAAGTTGTAACTCGTATAAAAAAGTGGACAGGATTCCCGGCTATGGTTATAGAAAAAGCTTTTGCATGGATTGCTAAACAATTCGGAGCTGGCGAGTTTGGACAAAAAATAGCAGGATTATCCGGAGTATTAGTAGCGACAATTACAATGTTGGTTATAGCCGTATATTTATTTCCGTCTATTACATCAGGCATTTTATTAGTACTTGCGATTACAGCTATGATAGGAAAAAGCATGGAAATTATCGATACTGTAAAAAAGATTATAGCACTTGTCAAAGATAATGTAGATAAAATAGACCAAACAGTAAAGCCGTCTGGTGATTACAGTTCTTACGGTTCAGAATAAAGGATAACATGAAACAATACAGTGTAGCAGAATTAAAAACAAAATTTAATGAACTAGGTTATAAATTTCCTAAATTTCATTTGGTAGGAATTCGTTCGACGGCTAACAAGCCAAATGAGTTTGATGATCTTATCGGAGTAGTTAGCGGTACTAAAGTAGCTTGGTATACAGGTACAACTAATCCTGGCACTCATTGGCTTAAAAATCTAATGAACCCTAAAGGCACTGCATTACTTAAGCCTGGACAATATATTGATTCGTGGAAGCTAGGATTGCACCGAGACCAATATAAAGCTTTGGTACAGTCTAAGCCGATTACAGTATTTCGTGACAAAGACTTAGATATAATTGCAGAAGAGACGGCTATTACAGATGTTGGACTTTTTGGTATCAATATTCATAGAGCCAATCCTAATGCTATTAGCAAGTTTATAGATAAATGGTCAGCAGGATGTCAAGTACTCAATAATCCAGCTGACTTTAAAAAATTGATTGAAGCGTGTGAAGCTAGTAATTTAGCTGCGTTTACATATACATTAGTAAAAGAATTTTAATGGTTAAAAAATCTAAATATTGGATTGATAAAGTAGTATCGAGTAACAGCGGCGTGTCATCGAAACGTGTTGCTGGTATTTTTACATTGGCAAATATAATCGTGTTTTGTTATGTTGCGTTGTTATGTAATATAGAGTTACCTGAATATATGTTTGATGCGATTTGTTTGTTAGCTGGAAGTTTATTAGGTATTACTACAGTTGAAAATATATTCAAGAAGCCACCGACAAATACTAATAACACAACAAATGAATCAGGACAATAACAATGAATTTTTTAAAAAAATATTGGTACTATATAGTAATGTTGGCCATGCTAGTACTAATAGTGCTTTTATATAAAAAGCCGGCAGTAGTAGTTGAGGTAAAAGATACTAAGGCAATTGAGCGTTTAAGACGTTCGGTAGATAGTTTAACAAAGGCTAACATTGTACTACAACATTTTTACGACAGTCGACAAACAGCTGTAATCGATAACACAATTAAAAAAAATAAACAAGATGCAAAAAAAATTATTAACATTCCTATTCTCAATGATCCTCAGCGTGACAGTATGTGGACAGTCATTAATACCCGTCAGGATAGTATACCGTGGGGATACTGGAATATTCTTAAGCAAAAAACAGGAGGACGACCTGTTAAAGAACTTGCTATACAAGGAGATCTACAAGACTAATTTAGATTCAATGTTTGTATACGCAGACAATTGTACGGAAGCATTAATGCTTTCACGTACTGCATTTTTTGCTTTATATAACAATTATCATGCATTAGAACTTGAAGCTGAAAATTGGAGAGATCAGTATACTGCATGTGATATAGCTTTAACAGAGACGCGTGCTGATTTAATTAAACAACAAGAACGTAAAGTTTTTTGGAGACGACTTGCTATAGGCGAAGGTTTAGGTATTGCTGCTACAATATTAGTCGTACTTAAATTCTTTTAAAAAAAGATAGTTTATGCAACAAGTACCGTTAAAAACAATAATTGCAGAAGAATATAAACGCTGTGCTACAGATCCTGTACACTTCATGAAAAAATACTGCGTTATCCAACATCCTACCAAAGGAAAAATTTATTTTCATTTATATCCATTCCAAGAAGAAACATTACGCAATTTACAAAACAATAGATATTCTATTATTTTAAAGTCTAGACAGTTAGGGATATCTACATTATCCGCCGGATTTGCGTTATGGAACATGTTATTCAAGCCAGACTTTAATATATTAGTTATAGCGACGACTCAAGATGTAGCTAAAAATTTAGTTACTAAAGTACGTGTTATGCACGAAAATTTGCCGATCTGGTTAAAAGGAAAATCTACCGAAGATAATAAATTATCATTGCGATTTAAAAACGGATCGCAAATTAAAGCAGTATCTAGTACGGGCACATCTGGACGATCTGAAGCATTATCACTACTAATTGTTGATGAGGCCGCATTTATACGTAATATAGATGAACTATGGAATTCGGCTCAACAAACATTGGCAACTGGTGGTGGTTGTATAGCACTTTCAACACCTAATGGTACCGGTAATTGGTTTCATCAAGTATGGGTAGATGCCGAATCTGGTGGACAGTTTAAACCAATTAAACTACACTGGACGGTACATCCTGAACGTAACGAGTCGTGGCGTATTGAACAAACAGAACTACTAGGAGAAAAGGGCGCAGCACAAGAATGTGATTGCGATTTTATAACATCAGGACATACTGTTATTGATGGGCCAATATTGCAATGGTATGATCAGACATATATCAAAGATCCTTTAGAACGAAGAGGGTTCGACGGTAACTATTGGATATGGGAATATGCTGACTATTCAAAAAATTATGCAGTAATAGCTGACGTTGCTCGTGGTGATGGTAGTGATTATTCCGCCTTCCATGTTATTGATATAGATAATTTAGTGCAAGTTGCTGAATATCGTGGTAAAATAGGAACTACTGAATACGGTAATATGTTAATGTCAGTAGCTACAGATTATAACAATGCATTACTAGTAATAGAAAATGCTAACGTAGGATGGGCAGTTATACAAGTTGTTATTGACCGTGGATACAGTAACTTGTATTATTCATATAAACAAGATGCTTATATTGACGAAAATATTCATTTAACAAAAGGATATGATTTAAAAAATAAATCGGATATGGTTCCGGGGTTTTCTACTACATCAAAAACTCGTCCGTTAACTATATCAAAATTAGAAACATATTTACGAGAAAAATCTCCGGTAATACGTAGTAAACGATTAATTGATGAATTACTAGTGTTTATTTGGAATGGTTCACGTGCTGAAGCACAGCGAGGATATAATGATGACTTAGTTATGTCGTTTGCAATTGGATTATGGATTCGTGATACTGCACTTCGTTTAAAGCAACAAGGCATGGATTTGTCTCGTAAAACACTTAGTCATTTTAGTAAATCTAATAACCAAGGTGTATATACAATTAAATCTACGCAACATGATTCATGGGCATGGAAAACACCCGGCGGTAATGAAAGTTTAACCTGGTTACGCTAATATTTATAAATAAATACATTCATGGCAGATACTTCATTACAAGCCAGATTAAAAAGGCTATTTTCTACTAACGTAATTGTACGGCGTATTGCAAAAAATCGATTAAAGGCCGTAGACACGAACAGATTACAATCCGTAGGAGCTCTTTCTAGCAATAGTTATATCGATAGATTTACCGGACTACATCGCGGTCAGTCTGGTATGGGTACTTATAATCAAACATACAATTTTCATTCTTCTAAATTAGAATTGTTTACTGATTATGAAGCTATGGATATGGATCCAATTATTTCATCGGCATTGGATATATACGCAGACGAATCTACAGTAAAAAATTCAGAGGGTGATACATTAAGTATAACTACTACAAATGATGAAGTACGTAAAGTATTGTATAATTTGTTTTACGATATTTTAAATATTGATTATAATTTATGGCCATGGGTACGTAACGCTTGTAAGTATGGTGATTTCTTTTTACATTTAGATATTGAAGAAGAACTAGGTATAATTAATGTAACGCCGTTATCAGCATACGAAGTACGTCGTGAAGACGGATATGACCCAGAAAATCCATACGCATATCGTTTTGTAATTGAAGGTCCTAACGGTACATATGCCAATTATGCTGGCAAGCCTAGTCGCAATGAATTTGAAAGTTTTCAAATAGCACATTTTCGTTTATTATCAGATACTAACTTTTTACCGTATGGTAAATCGATGATCGAATCGGCACGTAAGTTGTTCAAGCAAATTACATTAATGGAAGATGCGATGCTTATACAACGTATAATGCGCGCCCCAGAACGTCGTGTATTTAAGATTGATGTAGGTAATATTCCACCTCATGAAGTAGATACATATATGAATCAAATCATAAGTAAAATGAAAAAGATTCCATATATGGATGAACAAACCGGTAACTATAATCTTAAGTTTAATTTACAGAATATGCTTGAAGATTATTATTTGCCAGTACGTGGCGGAGAATCTGGGACATCAATTGATACTTTAGCTGGATTAGGTAATGAAGGTCAAATTGAAGACGTTGAGTATCTGCGTAACAAACTACATGCAGCACTTAAGGTACCTAAAGCATTTTTAGGATATGATGAAGGCGTCGAAGGTAAAGCTACACTTGCAGCAGAAGATGTACGGTTTGCCCGTACTATTGAACGTGTACAAAAAATATTTGTGTCTGAATTAACAAAGATTGCTATTGTACATTTATATGCACAAGGATTTCGTGATGAAGATCTAGTTAGTTTTTCATTAGAACTAAATAATCCATCATTAATTTACGAAAAACAACAAATCGAATCATTGACAAGTAAAGTCGAATTAGCTACAAAATTACGTGAATCACAAATGTTTTCAGAACAATGGGTCTATGAAAATATATTCGGTATGAGCGAATATGAATGGAAGTCTCAGCAAGACAATGTAATCGAAGATCTTAAAACCATGTTCCGTCGTAAACAGATTGCAGATGAAGGCAATGATCCTAAAAAGACAAATATGAGTTTTGGTACACCTCATGACATAGCTTCAATGCACGTAGCTACTAAAGGAGAATTATTACCAGGAATGGAACAAGAGCATGTAGCAGGGCCAGGACGACCTAAAGATATAAGTACTTGGGGTAAGCATTCTAGCCCACATGGACGAGACCCGTTAGGTATTAAAGACTTGTCAGCTACATTTAACGGAAACCCAAAAACAAATCCTTTACAGCATACATATCGGGGAGGCTCACCTTTAAGTACAGAATCTATAGATTCTAAAGAATTGATACGATCATTATCACATAAATTTAGCATTAAAAATTCTAACGTTTTACATGAATCATTAAATACGTCACGGGACGCTGGTACAATGTTAGATGAATCTAATTTATTATAATGAATTTTGGTATCATATATATATTTATTAAAAAGGCGTGTAGTAAAATGGACGTAATTTATGAGTAAAATTAAACATTCAAAAGTAAAAAATACCGGTTTAATTTTCGAGTTACTCGTACGTCAAATAGCAGCAGATACAATGAACGGTTCACAGTCAAAAGCTCTACATATAATTAAAAGACATTTTAATAGTAAGAGCGAATTAAACAAAGAACTTAAACTATATCGTGCGTTACATGAAGAAAAATTTAACATAGAAAGTAAAGCATCGGCATTTTTAGACGCCGTGATGCGTACTAGAAAGTCAGTTAATGAAAATACACTTAAGCGTGAAAAGTTTAATCTGATTAAAGATATACGATCATCGTATGATATAGAAGATTTTTTTAATGCGCGTATTACTAACTACAAAGTACATGCCAGTATATATAAATTATTCGAATTTGCAGAAGCCGATGATCCTAAAGAGTATGTCAATACTAAATTTAGTTTGTTAGAACATATACGTACGTCAATTAAAAAAACAGAACAGACAAAATCATTGTTAGAATCTGAACATAAAGATATTCGTATTTTAGCTTCTAAACTAGTAGTTGATAAGTTTAATGAAAAATATTCATCACGATTAACGGCAGAACAAAAGTCGTTATTACGTGAATATGTTAATACTGTAACCAACTCTCCGTCATTAAAAGAATATGTATCTAAGCAAACTAAACAAGTAGCCAAGCGTATTGCTGAATTACAAGATACATTGCCAAGTAAAATTATACGTATTAAATTAACAGAAGTGGTTAATTTGTTAGATAAATTAAATAAGAAGCATGTTATTGAAGATAAAGATATTTTGACAATGCTTCGTTATTATGAATTGATTGACGAATTAAAAAAAGTTGGGCAATAAATGAGCTTATCTAAAGACATAAAAAATAGTATGCGTCGTTTGAACGAGTCTGTTGATCGCGTTTCTGACGAAGAAGCTAAATCTAAATTCAAAGATTTAAAAGATCGTGATTTAGATAACGATGGCGATTCTGATTCTTCTGATAAGTATTTACATACGCGTTTAAGTAAAGTTGCTAAGATGGATGAGGAAGAACTTGACGAAATGTCGACAACTGCAGGAGTGCCTGGCTATCAAACTCCGTACGCATTTGGCGATGCTGAAGAAGATACTTATAGCCAAGGTGGCATGAAGCGCGTTAAAAAAACTAACAAAATATTTAAGCCTATGGAACAGCGTTCGTCGTATAAAAAGATGATGTCAGAAATGTACGGTATTCAAAACGAAGCAGTATCATATCGTCAATATAAAAAAGACGAATCGGCTACTCCATCACAAAAAGTTAACAAAGGTATAATGGAAGTTAACCGTATGTTAGCAGAAATTGAAAAAGTTGTTCATAACAATCTACGTTTAAAAAATGAAATGGGAGTTGATTCTGCATCATTTTGGAAACAGACATCGGCTCGTATTAATAAAATAAATGAACGTATTGTTAGAATATCTAATAAATTAAAAGAGCTTTCAAAATAATGGTACCTAATAGAACGTGGCAACAATTTGTTAACGCCAAGGAAAATACATCGTTGACATTGAACGAAGCTAAGCGCAAATATGCTGATGAGCGTAAGCGTTGGCAAATGGAACAGGATTTTATTAATTCTGGTTTATTTATGAAAGGATTATAATGGATAAACAATTACTTATAGATTATACAGTGTTCGAAGTAACACCTCAGCAAATCAATGAGTCATTGACTAAAAATAATGGCCGTTTAATTGTAACGGGTGTGTTGCAACGCGCTGAAGCTAAAAACCATAATGGACGAGTATATCCAATGGAAACGTTAATGCGCGAAGCTAAAAAATATAACGAAACATATATACGTGAAAGACGTGCATTAGGAGAATTAGATCATCCAGATTCATCTGTTGTTAACTTAAACAACGTAAGTCATAACGTTTTAGAAATGGCATTTCGTGGTAAAGACCTTGTCGGTACTGTAGAAGTACTTCCTACACCGGCTGGTAATATACTTAAGGCATTGTTCCAGTCAGGAATTAAATTAGGTATATCATCGCGAGGTTTAGGATCTGTTAAAGAGGTAATGCGCGAAGCTGGTAGCGCAATGGAAGTACAACCAGACTTTGAACTGATAGCATTTGATTTTGTTAGTAATCCTTCAACACATGGAGCTTTTTTATCTCCGGTTAATGAATCAATTAACAACAATGTCAATACTAAATATAATAACATCAATCGTTTAATTTCAGAAATAATAAGGGAGTTTTAGTCATGGCACTTATTGATTTAGCAAACACATCGCTTTATGGACCTAACAATCCAGTAGGCGCAAAAGGCACTGGGTTTACAACTGGACCTAATGCAGAACCATTAACGAACATGTCATTAGGTAATCCAGTAACCGGAAAAGGCACTTTTGATAGTTTAACTGACGCTGCAGGAGCTAGTTTGTTCGGCCCTACTAATCCAGTTGGAGCAAAAGGTAATGGTTCAGTTATTGACCCGTTCGGTAATATTCCGGCCGAATTATCATTCTAATTAATTAGGAACAATTCGTATGAAATATTCTGATATATACAAACGAATGTTTGCGGGACGTCCAAGGTCTAACGATTCGACTTTATTGTCAGAAGGCACATGGATGGCTGGAGTAACGACTGGCAAACCTACTAAAAAGCCTATGTCAGAAGCAGATACTAGTACAGATCGTCGTAATGAATTTCAAGCACAACTAAATGAAATTATGAGTATGTTGCAAGATCTAACCGATGAATTTGGTTATGAATTAGAAATGACAGCCGATACCGAAAGTAGTGTGCCTGAATATCGACAGTGGTTAACACAGTTAGGTCGTTATTCGGAAGCCGCTGAAAAAAATCTTAAAGGCGTTGGTAAAATTATAAAGCAAGCTTACGGAGGGTTATAATGTCTAAACATTGGGAAAATAAATTGTTAAAAAAGTCTCTAAGCGAAAAGTATATACATGAAGAAGATGATATGCCTGAGATGACTAAAGAAGATCGTAAAGCTTTTTTAGAAGCTGTAGCTAATTATCATCAACTAGGCGAAATGATTTATCGTGCTAATACGCTTAAAGAAGTTGCTAGTACATTAAGCAATATAGTTGAAATGGCAGAAAATGTAACATTACAAGAATCAGAACATTGGTTTGATAATGTAACAGTATCACGTCATATGAAACAACTTCAAGAGGCATATAAAACATTTGAAAAAACTGCGACAGAAATGTCCGGTATGCAACAACGTTTAGAAGCTGCGTATGAGGATATTGGTACTGTACTTAACAAGTATTACAAAGTAAACGAATCGTTAAAATAATTTGTTTTTGTAAAAGAATGTTATTATATTGTAAAGTAAATAAATAAGTTATGAATTATATAAACAAAAAACAAAAACAGTTTGAAAGTATTATTCCAGGAACGCCTACCGGCGTGCGTGTAGTACGTAACAATGACAGGTCAGACATTTCATTTGCATTACGTAAATGGAAAAAAATGCTAAAGGATAGTGGTGTAATAGAAGAGTTAAAGGCTCGCACTACTTACGAAAAGCCTACAGCAAAACGTCATCGTCAACGCGAACGTAGTAAATATTTAGCACAACGGGCTACTGAAAGATATTCATAAATCAAACTAACAACTATGAAAAGGTGTCTATACGGCACCTTTTTTACTATACGTAGGTTGTTTGTATTTTCATAGGCATATATATAATTGTTATTCGATACTGTATCAGTCTAATATACAGTCACTCAATTATTCGTAATTACACATTAAGATTGCCAATAATCTTATTTCCGAATTAAATAAAAGGAATCAAATGAAAGACATTTTGAAAGAGGCAATCGCCGATGCTAAAGCTGTACGTGAAACAGCCATGGCGAGTGCTAAGATTGCATTGGAAGAAGCTTTTACTCCTAGACTACAAAGTATGATTTCGGCACGTTTAGCAGAAGAAGCTGACGAAGAAGAAGTGACTACCGAAGAGGAAGAAGTAGAAGTAACAGAAGAAGGCGAAGAAGGAACTGATGGTACTCCAGATCCAGGTCCAGCTATCGAAGAAGAAGATGATATGGAAATGGAAGAAGATTTAGATCTTGAATCTATTATCCGTGAATTGGAAGGCGATATGGAAGAACCAATGGAAGAGGAAGAAGACGCTACGGTATCAGTAGAAACAGAACCTAGCGAACCTGTAGAGGAAGAGGAAGAAATCAACATCGATGAAATTATCCGTGCTTTACGTGAAGAAGATGATATGGATGACGATGACGATGATGATGACGCTCCTGCACCGGCAGTTTCAGAAGGCGACGATACTGACAAAGAACTTAAAGAAGCTTACAACGTAATTCGTTACATGAAAGCCAAATTAAACGAAGTAAACCTTCTCAATGCAAAATTGTTATTTTCTAACAAATTATTTAGAAACTATTCATTAACAGAAGCTCAGAAAATGAAAGTTATTGAAAACTTTGATCGTGCAGCATCAATGCGCGAAGTTAAGTTAGTATATAGCACATTATGTGAGTCGCTGAAAAATGTTGTAGCTACTAAGAAAAAACAAACCATTAAAGAAAGCTATGCTTCAAAGCCAGCTGGCAGATCAACCGCTCCGAAAAAAGAAATTCTTAGCGAAGGATTTGAATTAGCTGCTCGTTGGAAGAAATTAGCTAATCTTAAGTAAAACAAAGGGGATCAAAAAATGAATTTAAATTCTTTATTACCTCATGAGGCACAATCAACTCAACATGCCAAAGCTATTGCACTTGAAAAGAAGTGGCAGAAGACCGGCTTGTTGGAAGGTATTGCCAATGAGAACGACCGTCGCGGAATGGCGGTTCTATTAGAAAACCAAGCCAAGCAATTGGTAACTGAAGCTAACCAAACCGGTACTGACTCAAATGCTGAGCAGTGGGCTGGTGTAGCTCTTCCATTAGTACGTCGTATCTTTGCTGAAATTGCTGCAAAAGATTTCGTAAGTGTTCAACCAATGAATTTGCCATCTGGTCTAGTATTCTATTTGGACTTCAAATATGGTACTGCACAAGGTACACAAGTAGGTGGTAGCACTGGTAACAATGACTTCTTAACAGGTCAAGGACGCACATCACAAACCGACTCTGTATTCGGTGTAACTGATGCAGATCGTGGTACTAGCGCTCCTAGCGAAGGTCTTTATGGTGCAGGTCGTTTTGGTTATACAATCAATGACGTAACTGCATCTATCACTGTAGGTGGAGCAACTGGTTCGGCTGCTGTAGCTAATGGTGCTTTCACAGCTGGCGCTACTACATTGACACAAGCACAGTTTGATAAATTTACTAATTACAATGGCGAATTTTCTGCTTCTATTGTAAATGCTGGTTTATCTGCTGGTATGTTTGTATTACAAGTAGCAACTAGCTCACTTTCTGGATTTGATTCTAAAGGTATTCGTGCATTTAACTTAGTAGGTGCTGGTACTATGTATCCAGAATTTACAAGAATTAATCCGGCTACTAAAGGTCATATCCAGTTCTTGGTAAATACTTCAGGTGCCGGTGCTACTGCAACTGTTATTTATCATAAGCAACCTACCGATTCGACTCGTGGTGATTTTGAAGATGCATCAAGCACATTCGCTAACAACCAGACCAATTCAACTACACTTAACATTCCAGAAATCAATTTGGAAATGCGTAGTGAAGCTATTGTTGCTAAGACACGTAAATTAAAAGCAATTTGGTCGCCTGAATTCGCGCAAGACCTTAATGCTTATCATAGCATTGATGCCGAAGCTGAATTGACTAGCATGTTGTCAGAATACATTTCGCAAGAAATTGATCTGGAAATCTTAGACATGTTGATACAAAATGCTCAAACAACTGAGTATTGGTCTGCACGTATTGGATATGTTTATGATGCCGCTACAAACGCATTTATAGATGGTACTACTGTCGGTCAAGCTTATAACCAAGGTACATGGTTCCAAACTCTTGGTACTAAAATCCAAAAAGTAAGCAATAAGATTCATCAGTTAACTATGCGTGGTGGAGCAAACTTCTTAGTATGTTCTCCAACTGTAGCAACTATCCTTGAGTCTATTCCAGGATATGCTGCTGATACAGATGGTGATAAAATGCAGTTTGCAATGGGCGTTCAGAAAATTGGTGCGATTAATAGCCGTTACCAAGTATACAAAAATCCATATATGACTGAGAATGTGATTCTTATGGGATATCGTGGTAGCCAGTTCCTGGAAACAGGTGCTGTATATGCTCCATATGTTCCATTGATCATGACGCCATTAGTGTACGATCCTGATAACTTCACTCCACGTAAGGGTGTAATGACTCGTTACGCTAAGAAGATGGTTCGTCCTGAATTCTATGGTAAAGTATTTGTTAGTGGATTAAATTTATTATAATCTTTAACTGAATAGCTTAAAAGAGGGAGACTTAGGTCTCCCTTTTTTTATATCTTTGGTCATGTAGATATTTATATTAAATAAGGATAGTGTATGCCAAGAGAAAACATTGACCGCAATCCACCTAAAGGAGATATTAAATTTTCGGTTACGTTATCTAACGAACAAAAAGCTGCTAAAGAATTAATATTACAAACTCCTATTAATTTTATTATTGGTAAAGCCGGTTCTGGTAAAACAATGTTAGCCGTACAAATTGCATTGGATATGTACTTTAAACGGGTTGTGAATAAAATAGTTATAACAAGACCAACAATATCTACAGAAGATAATGGATTCTTACCTGGTACGGAAAAAGAAAAAATGGAACCATGGCTAGTACCTATACGTAGTAATATGCGTAAGGTATACAACAAGCCAGAGTTGCTAACAAAATTAGAAACAGAAGATCATATTGAATGGGTATCGTTAACACATTTTCGTGGACGTACATTTGAAAATGCTATTTGCATTATAGATGAATTTCAAAATCTAACTAAACAACAATTACATATGTGTTTAGGTAGATTGGGTATTGGGTCTACACTTATATTTACGGGCGATAGTCAGCAAATAGATCTTAAATATAAAAATGATTCGGCATATCATGAAATGCCTAAAATTGAACATTCTAAATATGTAAACAAAATTGTGTTACATGACAATCATCGTCATGAAGCATTGGATGAAATATTTAAAATGTTAAGTGATTATAGTTGATATTTATAGTAAAGGAATCGTAATGCCTGCCGGTAAATACTCATTTGTCATTGAACAAGGAGCTACATTAGAGTTTGAAATACAATACAAAGACTCCGAAGGTACGCCTATAGATTTAAGTGGATATGGGGCAAGAATGCAAGTTCGTAGTGACTATAGTTCTAATACCATACTACTGACTTTAAGTAGTTCATTGCTACCTGATAATACTGGATTAAATATGTCAGGCTCAAGCGGGACATTACCACTAACATCGGGCAGTATAGGAATTTATATTTCAGCTGCTAGTTCATCGGCATTGACATTTGATCGTGCAGTTTACGATTTAGAAATACATAGCGGTAGTTATGTGTCACGTATATTACAAGGACAAGTTAAATTAAGCCGAGAGGTTACTCGCTAATGTCAAACGTATATGTTTCATCAGATGACAATACTGTACAACCTAGGTTTACTACAAATACAGTAACGGTTGTAACAAATGATACACAAGTCGATGTTACTCAACGTGTTACCAATATTGTACAAATAAATACTGTAGGACCGCAAGGATCGCGAGGTGAACAAGGACCGCAAGGAATTCCTGGCACAAGCGGGGGTGATTATATAGCAAGTTCTTGGTCTGGTTCAAATTTATCCCAATTTGCAGGTACTGCTAGTTTTGCTCAAACGGCATCATATATAAACCCTACGTTTATATCAGCTTCTGCAGCAGCTGCGGGATTTGGAAGCGGTGATAGTCCTAGTAGCCCTGAATCAGATCCAATATTTGTAGCTGTATCAGGATCTTTAGTTACTACAAGTTCGTTCAACATATTTACTAGTTCAATACAGACTCAAGTCAATAGTTTAATAAACGCGACTAGTAGTTATGTAGTAAGTTCGCAGACTGGGTCTTTTGTAACTAATGATCAAACTAGCAGCTTTGTACTTAACCAAAGTACGGCATCAATGTTGCAGCCGTATGTATTGACAAGTGTCACGGCATCAATGTTGCAGCCGTATGTATTGACAAGTGTCACGGGGTCAATGCTTCAGCCGTATGTATTGACAAGTGTCACGGGGTCAATGCTTCAACCGTATGTGTTGACAAGTGTCACGGGGTCAATGCTTCAACCGTATGTGTTGACAAGTGTCACGGGGTCAATGATAGTGTCGGGAGCACTAACAGCCTCTTTCCTACCAGTAAACACATATCAAATAACTGCCTCATGGGCTCAAAGCGCTTCTCAAGCTATAACAGCATCTTATGCTTTGTTTGCTTTAAACGGAGGAACAACTACTACACCAGGTGGAGCTAACACTCAAATACAATACAATTTCAATGATTCATTTCGTGGAGTACCTAGATTAACGTACGATGGAACTACTTTAAGGGCAACTGGATCATTTACTGGCAGCTTAACGGGTAATTTATTTGGAACAGCAAGTTGGGCACAATTTGTTAGTCCGGTAGGTACTACATCACAAATAATATACAATAATGGCACTGTGCTAACAAGTGACAGTAAACTAGCATTTGATGGGTCGAGTTTTGTTGTAAGAAACAACGATAACTCAGTAGATGCCTTTTCAACGGCACAAAACAAAGATTATACTTATACCGAAATCCCACAGCAAAGATATCTATCACGCACAAGACAAGATAGCTTAATTGACAATGCAGTGCAGACTGGTGAGGTTATACAACCTGGAACAACCTCAGGAATTACTGATTGGGACTTGGCTTACTTAGATGACGCTGATAGTACCTGGAAAGCTGTAGATCAAACTAGCACAAAAAGTGCAAACTTGCTTGGAATATATGATAGCAATGCATCCGTCATATATTTAGAAGGTTACCTTGTAGTAGGAGACAGTGTTAATGCCTCTGGCGTTCCACTAATATCAGGCTCTTTAGCTGCAGGCAAACCTGTTTACATAGCGGAAGGTGCTACAAGTGCTCCATTTTTATCTACCATAGTCCCAACATCAGGAATAGTTAGAATAATGGGACACCTAATTCGCAATAGAAATAACTATTACTGGTTAATGAAATTTAGACCGGATCATACTTGGGTAGAAATATAACTCATGGCTTATACAATATATCCCGATACAGTTAACTTTTATACAACCATTGTAGACCAATGGTCAGCGTTAAGAGATGGTGATGGTACAGTTGTTGATTCGACTACAATAAATAGCTCAGTGCCACGTTACGGTATTGTTGATGAAGGAGCTAACTACATCTTCGCGCGGACCTATATTCAATTTGATATATCCAGTGTTACTGAACCAATAACTAGTATGCAGCTATACGTACGAGGCGGTGCAGTAGCAGTTGGAAATACTACTTATGTGGCTTATGCTGGAAGTAAAAGTCCTCTAACCAACAGCGATAGCGACTATCCACTGTATTTAGCTGGAGGTGGAGGCGCTGAATTATCAACAGTAGTAATTCCAGCAAATCAATACGTTTCGTGCGATATTGATATTACTGCGTACCCAATCCATGGAGATGATCCTACCACTCCAGCATATCAGTATTACAACATTGCTTTAGTTGCTGATGATGATTTTTTAAATAATGTCAACGGAACTTTTTTACTTAATACGATAAGAAACGCACCTGGTATATACCCATATCTTGTAATTAACGGGGGATATGCAAACACTGTTAACGGCATACCTGGCGCAAATATCACAACAGTTTCTGGAGTTCCTATTGGTAATATAGCAAACATTATGGGCGTATAATTTAATTATTGTTACGTTTTATATTTGTGTTGTGATATTTATAAATAAAGGCATCCATGGCAACTAATATTCCTATATGGCCCGGTAGTTCGTCATTTTTTCCTGGAAATACTCCTTTCGGATTTTTCGATAACGATTATGAATTTCAATCAGAAGCCGATAGTATCGCTAATTGGTGTGCTATTCGCTTAGGATATCCTATTACCGAAATAGAATTACAAGATATTCAGTTTTATGCTTGTTTTGAAGAAGCTGTTACGGAATATGGTGCACAACTCAATGCCTATAATATCCGTGATAATATGCTCAATTTATATGGAGGCAACACTGGATCTAATTTAACAGGTAAAACCATTACATCTAACTTTGGCGGACTAGTTTCATTAGCCGCGGCATATGGCACTGAAGCCGGTTCCGGCGGAGACTTAAAATACTATACCGGTAGTGTTGCTATGAAGGCTGGTCAACAAATTTATAATTTAGCGGATTCTAATACAGTTAAATTAGAAAATGGTATAGCCGGTATAGATGCTATAGAAATAAAACGAGTATATCATGAAGCGCCGCCTGCATTAGTACGATTCTTTGATCCATTTATTGGTAGCGGTATTGGTACACAACAAATGTTAGATGCGTTTGGATTTGGTAGTTATTCACCCGGTGTATCGTTTATGATGATGCCTGTATATGCCGATATACTTCGTTTACAAGGAATTGAATTTAACGACCAGGTACGTCGATCAGCATATTCATTTGAAATTAGTAGAGACCGTTTACGTGTATTTCCGATACCAGATGGACAAAATGTAAAGAAGATATATTTTGATTATATACTTAAGACGGATCGATATACTGGGCCAGGTATAATAAATAACGGTACTATATCCGATTATTCAAATGTACCGTATGAAAATGTTATATACAAAAATATAAACAGCGTCGGTAAACGATGGATATACAGATATACATTAGCATTAGCTACAATTATATTAGGTAAAGTACGTAGCAAGTATTCATCTATACCTATTCCAAACGCTGAAATATCATTGAACGGTACTGATCTAGTAAGTGAAGGCCAGACAGAAAAAGAAGCATTGTTAACAGAACTTAAAGAAATTTTAGATAGTATGTCAAGACAGTCACAGCTTGAACGTAAACAAGCTGAAGCTGATGCCATGCAATCGCAATTAAATAAAATGCCTTTAAAAATATATGTAGGATAACCATGGCACTATTTGGTAGTTCTAGGGATGTTAGTTTAATCAAGTCACTAAATCGTGAACTCGTTAACAAATTTATTGATATTGAAATAGGACTGTACAAATTAAACTTACAGAATACAGCACAAAATATATACGGTGAGTCTGATAATAAAGTATATTATCAACCGGTACGTTTACATTGTTTGGTTTCACGTGATAACCGTACAATTGTAGGTGACGACTTTGGAATAGATACGGCACGTATTAGTACATTTGCATTTTTTAAGCCTGATGTTGAAGCTAAAAATGTGTTTATTGATGTAGGTGATATTATAGAGCATGATCGTAGTATGTATCAAATAGATAATATAACATATGCTCAAGAATACTTTGCTGGTAAAGATGAAGCAACTGATTTAGGTCATGTGTTAGGTGAACGTGGTAGTTTTGGTATAGATTTATCTATAGTAGTAGAAGCTCATATAACAAGACATACATCGTTAAATTTAGAACCAGTAAGATCTGGTATTAATCGACCTAGCCAATTACCGAGGAACTTATAATGTCTAAGCCAGAATTAAGACGTACATATAGTACATATACAGACAATGCTAAATTAAATCGTAGTACGCAGATACGTCGCGATAATGATACTATTAAAACGCCTAGTTGTACAATTTACGACATAGATAACGCCGTAATGTCGTTTATTAGTGATGTGATACGTCCGGAAATTGTAGATAATAATGCAAAAATTACTGTTCCGGTAGTTTATGCTAATGCAGAAAAATGGACACAGATTCAGGCACGTGGATATATGTACGATCATAATGATCGATTAATGACGCCACTTATAGCTGTGAAACGTGGAAGTATTGCCGAACGTGATACTTTACGTAAATTGGATGTCAATTGGAATGTAGATTCTGGACCACAAGGTAATGATACATTTGCTAGAAATGCAATAACATATCGTAGTCAATACACTAAAGCTAATCGATATGATCAGTTTTCTGTACTACAAGGTATACGGCCTAAACAAGAAATTTATGTAACGGGCGTGCCTGAATTTATCGATGTGTCATATGATATAGTAGTATGGGCGGAATATGTAGAACAACTTAATCATATCATAGAGCAAATTATGTTAACAGGCGGATATGCATGGGGCACTACATGGAAATTTATTACCCTTGTACAAGACTATACATTTGAAACAGTGTCAACACCAGGCGAAGATCGTTTAGTTAGAGCAACTATACCTATTACAGTTAAAGGGTCATTGTTAATGGAATATGAAGGACATAAGTCGACTATTCAAAAACAATACTCAATAAAAAAGGTACGGTTTAATACAGAAGTCGAAACTAGTGAATTAGAAGACGGTAGTGCCGGTGATGCGTATCTTAATACACCTCCGCCTGGAGGATTTAATACTAATGAACAAGGATTTGTTGATAATAAAACTGTACCTAGTGATCCTAGATTAAATCAATCTGAGCAACTTCCGTACACTGGTCCAATTGATCCACGTATCGATACATCACGTGATGATGTTAAATCTAATAAATACAACCCACTTACGGGTATTTTGTAAAAATAAAAATATATTTATATTAGTAAAAGGAATAAGTTTATGTCTACAGAAATAAAGTTTACACCGGAAGAGTTAGAACAAATTAAAGAGGTACGTGACACAACGAACGTAATGGTTTATCAGTTTGGCGAAATTGATTTAGAATTGAGTTTATTACGCGAACGGATTGATGAACTAGAACAAGTACGTATTAAATTGCGAGAAGATTATCGTAATTTACGTAACAAGGAACGTACTTTGGTAGATGAGTTGAATACAAAATACGGCACCGGTCAGTTAGACATTGAAAGCGGGTTATTCCAACCTATCAAATAATGTTTGACAAGACACACCGATATTTATATTAAATTTTAACATTAATTAAATTAGGAGAAACCGATGGCAGAAAAAATTGTTTCGCCCGGTGTGTTTACCAATGAAGTTGACTTGTCAGCGTTACCCGCAGGTATTGCGGCTATCGGTGCAGCAATAATTGGGCCTACACAGCGCGGACCAGCAAATATTCCGACATTTGTAACAAGTTATTCAGATTTCGTATCTAAATTCGGAAGTGTTTTCACTTCGGGTTCTGGTACACAAGAGAGCACATATAAATATCTAACCAACTACATGGTACAAGAGTATATGAAGTATGCTGATACATGCTTAGTAACGCGTGTAATGGCGGGTAATTATGCATATGCTTATAGTAACGTGATTAGTGCAGACAGTGCGAGCAATGGAACAGCACATGCTCCATCATTTAAATTAACTGTGTTGTCAGCAGGGGCTTTAGATAATTCCGGACAAAGCCAAGCATCTGTAAGCGGTAGTGGTTTATCTGCAGACGAAACTACAGGTCAATTATTAAAGTCTGGTTCAGAAAACAATTTGCGTTGGGAAGTAGCTAATGTAAGTAACAGCAAGGGTACATTTACATTGTTAATTCGTCGTGGTGATGACATTACTAACCGTAAAATTATTCTTGAACAGTATAATAATTTGACGTTAGATCCGGCATCTCCTAACTATATTGCTAAAAAAATTGGTGATGTAGCTTATACATTAAAAGATTCTGGTCTAGACCAGCCATATTTCCAAGTATCTGGATCATATCCTAATCGTTCAAAGTATGTACGTGTTGAAGTACTTAAAAATACATTGAATTGGTTTGATGCTAACGGATCACGTAGATTAGACGCTTTTACTGGTAGTTTACCTCAGGCTGTATCCGGTACATTCTCAGGTGGTTCGGATGGAGCTGTAGCACATCCTAAAAACTTCTTTGAAAACATTTTACGTGGTGGCTCAACACTTGATTCAACAGGATATGCTATTGAGAACAATACGCAAGGATTTAATTTGCAAGCTACTCAGTCATCTGAACCTGGAGTAAAGCATTTTGCTCGTCCATATTTAGACGCTATCAAATTGTTAAAGAACCAAGATGACTATGATTTTAATTTATTAGTTCTTCCTGGCTTGACAAATGATAATACCGAAGCTAAATCAATTTTAACACAGGCACAATTAATGATTGAAAGCCGTGGAGATGCGTTTTTGGTAACTGACCCTGTAGTTTACGGAAGCACTTTAGGTGATGTAGTAGATGAAGCAGATACACGTAACAGTAACTATGTGTCAATGTATTGGCCATGGGTATTAGTAGGTGATGGTGATATGGGACGTAATGTATGGGTTCCGGCTAGTACAGTTGTACCTAGTGTATATGCATTTAATGACCGAGTAGCTGCCCCATGGTTTGCTCCTGCCGGTTTGAATCGAGGCGGAATTGAAGCTGCAGTACGTACTGAACGCAAACTTAACCAAGCTAATCGTGATACATTGTATGATGCTAGTGTTAATCCTATTACAAGCTTCCCTAATCAAGGTGTAGTTGTTTATGGACAAAAGACACTTCAAAAGAAAGCATCTGCATTGGATCGTGTTAACGTTCGTCGTTTGTTGATTGCTGCTAAGAAGTTTGTTGCTTCTACTAGTAAGTATCTGTTATTCGAAAATAATACTGCAGTAACAAGAAACCGTTTCTTAAGTATTGTTAATCCATATTTCGATAGCGTACAACAGCGTCAAGGTTTATATGCATTCAAAGTGGTAATGGATGACAAATTAAATACTCCGGAAGTCATTGACCGTAATGAATTACGCGGAGCTATTTATTTACAGCCAGCCAAGACTGCCGAATTCATTATTATTGACTTTAACATCCTGCCAACTGGTGCTGCTTTCCCAGAATAGTAGATGATGCATATTTATAATAAATAGGAGAATAAAAAATGGCAGAATTATTATCACCCAATGAAATCTTTTTTACGGCATTTGAACCGAAAATGGCAATGCGGTTTATTATGTATATTGAAGGAATTCCATCATATTTGATTAAAGCGGCATCACGTCCTAGTATTGATCAGGGAGAGGTTATACTTGACCATATTAATGTTGAGCGTAAGCTTAAAGGAAAGAGCCGTTGGCAAGATATAACAGTAACGTTATATGATCCAATTGTACCGTCAGGTGCTCAAATGGTTATGGAATGGGTTCGTTTACATCACGAATCTGTTACCGGCCGTGATGGATATAGCGACTTCTATAAAAGAGATATCACCTTTAATTCACTTGGACCAGTAGGTGACAAGGTAGAAGAATGGACAATCAAAGGAGCATTTGTTAGTGCTGCAACTTTTGGTGACATGGATTGGGGAACAGAAGACCCAATGACTATCGAGCTTACCATTAAGTATGATTATGCAATCCTGCAATTCTAATCGTATTTAGTAAATAATTATGTAAAGATCCCGTCGCAAGGCGGGATTTTTACTAGCTATTGTATATTTATATTAAATAAGTTTTAAACAAAAAAGGATAGTTTATGTCAACAGTTAATGATGAATACAAAAAGCCATCTACAAACAAGCATGTAGTAGATCAAGTTACGGATGAGCAGCTAAAGGCGTTAGCAGTACAACAGTACGAGCAAAACAAGGGCCGCAAAGCTGATACCGAAACTGAAAAAGAAAAGTATGATTTTCCAACTGAAATTGTAGAATTGCCAAGTAAAGGTTTATTGTATCCAGCTGACAATGCTTTATCATCTGGTAAAGTAGAAATGAAGTATATGACAGCACGTGAAGAAGATATTCTTACTACGCCTAGTCTTATTAAGCAAGGTGTTGTATTAGATCGTTTATTTCAAGCATTAGTTGTTGGTAACGGCGATGGACGTAAAATTAATTACGGAGATTTATTAGCCGGAGATAAAAACGCAATTATGATCGCTGCCCGTGTATTAGGATACGGCAAAGATTATGAAGTAAAAATCAAAACACCGTCAGGTGAAGAGCAGACAGAAATTATCGATTTGGCAGAATTGCAAAACAAAGAATTTGATGAGTCACTGATTACGCCAGGAGTTAACAAATTCGCAATTAAATTACCAGCATCTAAACGCACTATTGAAGTTAAATTATTAAATCATGACGATGAAAAACGTGTAGAAGAAGCTGCTAATCGTGCTAAAAAATATAATAAATTACGTGGTATTGAAAGCAATGTAAGTATACGTTTACAACATATGATTGTATCTGTAGATGGTAATACTGATCGCGAACATATTGAAGAATTCATTGATAAATACTTTTTAGCACGTGATATACAATATGTAAGAGATTATGTAGCAAAGATACAACCCGATGTTGATCTTTCATTAACGTTCATAGATTCCGGCACAAACGAAGAATTTAAAACTAACCTCCCGATTGGAGTAGACTTTTTTTGGCCTAGCGCCCGCGTATAGGCGCATACTACACGAACAGGTTTTTAGCCTGATTTATTACGGCAAAGGTGGATTTACATGGGAAGATGTTATGTCCATGCCAACATGGCTTCGTTTGTTCTACATAAAACAAATTAACAAGGCCGTGGAAGCAGAAAACGAGCAATACAAGAAAGCCAGTAAAAAGTCATCTAAAGGAATTTCTAGACCAAGCTTTGCGTCCTCAAAAGCTAGAAAGTAGATATTTATTAATAAAGGATCTATCATGTCTAAAATACGCGTCGATGAAGGATTAATGAAATATATTGTTAAATTATTCTTTCCTCAACTAGAACGTGAAATTGTACAAGATCCTGAAGTTCAACAAATTCTACGTAATATTTCTGAATCGGCTGCTCGGATTAACGCTAGTTGTGATAGATTAGAAGAACTTACCGGTAAAGATTTATCAGACTTAAAATTTAAGCGTAAGTAATGGCTACTGGACCAAAAAAGCAAAAATATACTAGCGATGATTTTGATAGTGCTTCTTTTGATAAAGCCTTAACTAAAGTAGTACAGTCCTCGCTTAAAAAAGCTTTTGGAAAAGGTAGTATCGGAGCAACGCCTGTATCAGATGCGTTGCAGAGAGATATTACTTCGTCCGAAACGTTAGCTGATACTTTAAAATCTCTCGCACAGCATGAACAGGAACGACAAATCAATGCTAACCGTACTGCTGATATTCAACATAAAGCTGCAATTGAAGGTATTTCGTTTCGTGAAGCTGAATTACGATATAATGTAGAAGAACGTAAGTCTCAATTAATACAAGAATCTCGAGAAAAGGCACGGAACGGAATAATAGATAGTCGAAGTAAAGAAATACGTTCTGAGTTAGCATCACTTAATTCAAGTCTTGGAATATTAAGTGAAACAATACAGCAAGAAGAAACACGTGCTAATTTAGTTAAACAGATAAATAACGAGTATCAGTCTGATCAAATCAAAAATCAATTAGCTGAACTACGTGATGTAAATGCGGAACATGCAATATCTGGTGAACGTATAGGATTTGCTACTGGAGCATTTGAAAAACTAAAACAGCAATCTATTATAACTCGCGAAGAACAAATAGAGCTTAATGATATTTTACTGAACAACCGTGATGCTAGCGGTATGATCAAAGATATTAATGAAAAAATATTAGAAGCACAACTATCTGGTAATGAAAAATTAAAAGAATCGTTATCAATAATAAAAGAAACATTAAGTATTGATCAAGAACGAGAAAAATTAATACAAAAAATATCAAAGCAGTCTGATGGTTATCTAAAAACGATGACTAGTCTTAGTGATAAAATTCCAATTATCGGGGGAAGTATTAGCAAGTATCTCGAAGGCGGAATGAAGCGCTATAATGAAGCTCTAGCCGACAGTATAATAAAACAAAAAGTTGGAGAACAGGGCTTACAACATCAAGGAAAGGCAGCTACTGCGTTAGGTTCTAAATTAAAAGCCGCATGGTCATCATTTGGTCCGGGCGGTATGGTGTTAATTGGTATAGGATTGTTAGCCGCAGGACTCGCAGCTGCATATAACTTTGTCAAAGATTTTGATAAGTCGATTACAGATACTGCGCAATCAATGGGTACTACTAAACAAGCTGCCCAAGAATTGTCCATGGCCGCTAATGCAACTACATTAAATCAAAAAGAGCATTTAGCTGCCGTAAAAGAATTAAATACTGCATACGGAGGTATGAATGCCGTTAATGCAAAAAACGTAAATCAGTTTACGGACCAATTAAAAACTATTAACGATTTAAAGATTGGATTTGGATTAACTAGCGATGAAGTGACGGGTTTAGCCGCATCAGCTAGATCAATGGGAACAGATGTAACAGTACTTACAGCAAACGTACTGTCGACAGTAGAGGCACTAGAATCACAAGGTAATTATCTAGTTAATCAAGCAGCCGTAATGAAAGACATTGGAAAACTAGGAAAGGCCAATGCACGTATGTTTGGAAACAATGCTAAGGCATTAGTTAAAGCAGCAGTAGCCGCTAACATGTTAGGCACTAACTTAGGATCAATGCTAAAAACTGCAGAAGATAGTTTAGACATTGAACAAAGTTTAACTAAAGAAGCTCTGTTCCAAGTCTTTACGGGTGGAAAAAATGTGTCATTGCATGAAGATATGATGAAGATGCGCGAAGCCTATGTCAATAACGACATGGAATCCGTAATGCAGGCACAAGGCAATATTATAGCAAATTCATACGATAGTATTATAGATGCTTCAGGTAAAGCAAATCAATTCGCATTGAAAAAATATGCAGATATGATGGGGCAAACTACTGATGAAGCAATGACTCAATTGGAATCATATGATCTAGCCAAAAGCTTAGGATTTGATATACAACAGATCATGAGTGGCGAAATTTCTGTAGATATGATGGAAGGAAAGATGGCGGATATAAAAGATCCTGCACAAAAAGCCCGTATCGAAGAAATGATCGCTAAACGTAAATCAGTAGCGTTGTCAGAGGAATTTGATAGATCTTTACAAAAATTAAAAGAATCTTTAACGCCATTAATGGGCCAAGTAGCTCCTGCTATAGAAAGTATTGTACATTTTGGGGCAGCATTATCAGCTGGTATAACTAAAGTAAGTAGTTTTGTAGGCGGTATTGGTGGAATGGCAGTAGCGTTAGGTGCATTAGTTCTTGGATTTATAGGATTTAGAAAATTGTTTGATACGTTTCGTAGTTCATCACTAGGTGAAACGTTGTTAGGTAAAACTAAAGAAACCAAACAAGCTGAAGCAGTTAAAACGGGAATGAAATCAGCACTTGATTATTATTCCGCTTCTCCGTCGTTGGCCGTTACAATTGTAGCTAACAAAATAAAAGGCGGCGGCGGTGATGGAGAAAGTGGTAGTGCTAACGGAAAATCTCCAGATACTAAAGAGATGAGTAAGAAAGGCGCTAGCGAATCATTTAAAGATAACATGAAAAATATCGCCGAAGGTTTTAAAGCCATGGGCGAATCTGGAGTAGGTAAAGGTATATTAAATACAGCACTTGCCGGTCCAGCACTGTTATTGGCAATACCTGCAATTCCGTTTATATTGTTTATGGGCAAATCTAAATTAGATAGCTTAGAAAATAATTTTTACAATTTAGCATCAGGTTTAACTGCAATGGGCGAAGCAGGTCGTAGCGGTATATTAAATACAGCACTTGCAGGCCCAGCGTTGTTACTAGGAATGTTAGGAATACCGATGTTAACGTTTATGGGTAAAATTAAGTTAGGTAACTTATTTACTAATTTTTCACAGTTGGCTAGTGGTTTAACGGCTATGAGTGCTGTACCTAAAAGTGGTATATTAAATATTGGATTATTTGGTATAGCAGCTATACCATCATTACTTAGTATACCATTCTTAACTTTTATGGGACTAGTGCCGTTAGCACAGTTAGCTGTTAATTTTACTAGTTTAGGAACAGGATTGTCTGCGTTAAGTGCTGGTATTGGCGGAGTTGGAGTATTAGCAGCTTTTGCTATTGCTGCAATACTTGCAATTCCATCTTTGATATTTTTAGGTGGTATAGCTTTACTAGGAGAAGTAGCAGCCGCTGGATTAATAGCGTTAGGAGGTGGGTTAGAAGCATTAGGTGCTGTTGCAGCAACTGGACTACCATTTTTAGCAGTTGGATTGATAGCAGCATTAGGGGCATCAATGATTCCATTTGCGGCTGCGTTATATATAGCAACACCTGCCATTGAAGCACTTGGAAAGGTTGTTATAGGAGTATTTTCAGCAATGCCGGCAATTATTACGGCCGTAGCAAATGGCTTTGTTACAATATTTGACACACTTGCAGAAAATTGGCAAGTATTAATACCAGTAGGTATAGGATTAACTGCCTTAGCCGTAGGAGTCGGAGTATTAGGCGCAGCTTCATTGTTAGCAGCCCCAGGATTATTAGTATTAACCGGCATGATGTATATGGCCGCTCCTGCTATTGCAGCTGTCTCTGCTTCGATGACTGAACTTATACCTGTGTTTGAAGCGTTAGCAACTATTGATTCCAAACAAATAATAGCTTTAGGTAAAGGCTTAGTAGTGTTAGGAGCTGGACTTTTAGCATTAACTGCTGGCTCTGTAGTAAATGGTATAGCATCATTTTTTGGAGCTGGCCCTGTAGATATGTTAAAAGATTTGGCATCAATTGATGGGCAAGGCGTTAACATAACTGCACAAGCTATAACATCATTGGCATCAGCATTACAAGGATTTTCATCAATTGATACAACTAGTATTGGTAATGGATTAGGTTCAATAGCTGCCGGATTTTTAGCTTTAAGTGCTGGATCTGTAATAAACGGCATTGCTGATTTCTTTGGCGCTGGGCCGGTAGATCTTTTAAAGGATTTAACATCCGTCGACGGCAAATCGATTGAAAGTATAGCAAAAGGAATTGATGTACTAGTAAAAAGTATTGATCAATTTACATCTATAGATTTGCAAGCCATGGAAGATACTATAGGTAAAGTAGAAGAACTAAGCGATATTAACAGTAGTGGTATCGGAAGTCTTTTAAGTTCGATTGGCTCTGGAATTGGCGGAGCTATGAGTAGTATAGTGACGGGTGTACAATCAGTTGCTGCACCAATAACGGATGCATTGTCCGGAGCATTTGATTCGGCGTATAATGAAATATCGGGTTGGTTTGGATTTTCGCCTAGTGAAATAGGAAACAGTATATTAAACGGTATACAATCAGTATCTCCAGACATCTCCTCAAATCTTACACAGCCATTTGATAATGCCGCATCTAAATTAAATGCTGGCCCTTTAAAGGATTTTGGAGACAATGTTGCTGGTATTGACACGACTAAATTAAAAGAACAGTTAGGTCAATTTAGTGGAGTATTGTCCGGAATTGATTTAGATGCTATAACAAAGTTTGCAGATTTAGCTGAAAAAGATTTAGGTAAAGCGGCACGAAATATAGTTAACGGTATTAATTCTTTAGTTACAATTAATACCGGAATTAATTTTGAGGGACTATACAATACATTCGATACTTTAGGAGAAGCTTTTAATGAGTTGGGTATAGATGACTTAATTAAGTTTCTATCTATAGATAAAGATTTAAAAACATTTGGCGCTAATATACAAGCAGGATTTTCTTCGATTTCCTCAATGCCAGAATACGATTTCGGAAATTTTGAAAATACATTAGAATCGTTAAATGAAGCCTTAGCAGAATCAGATCTATCTGACTTAGACCAATTTACAAAAATTAATTTTAGTTCTTTAGCTACAATAGCCACAAATCTTAAAGCTGGATTACAAGGATTAGTTGATGTTGGTAATATGGAAGATATGGGCACTGGCTTTATGTCTGGTATGCTAGGAACTAATGGATTAGGAGGATTGGAAAGTATATTTGAAGGTCTTGCAAATGCAATAGATGAATTAGATTTAACCGAATTAGATCAGTTTACTAAACTTAATTTTAGTGGTCTATCAACAATGGCTCAAAGCTTAAGTGCTGGATTAGAAGAACTAAATGCTCTAGGAAATCGTGACATGGGTACAATGTTTTCTGGAATGTTCGGCGAAGGCGGTTTGGGCGGATTGGAAAGTATATTTGAAGGATTATCTGATGCTGTAGATGAATTGGATATGGATGCGCTAGGTAAATTTACTACACTTAACGTTAGTGGTTTATCAACAACAGCAAATAATATCAAACAAGGTATATCAGATTTAGTTAGTGTTGCTGATTCTGCCGGACAAATTAGTATATTACAAAATGTGTTTACTACATTAACAAGTGTATTTAATTCTATAGATCCAAATATATTTAATAGACTTGGACAACTTGATGTAACTGGCATAACGATTTTTGCTAATAATTTTAAAAATGCGTTAATGCAATTATCTACATTAAGTAGTATAGATTTGTCGGGAGTTGTAGCATTAAGTACTACGATTACTAAATTAACAGATCTAATATCTAAAATTAATTTTACCGAAGTATTTAAGCCAATTATTGATTTAAAGGTAGATCCTATTATACAACAAATAGATAGATTGGTTGAAGCTTTTGCCAAGTTAACTAAATTACAATCAGTACAAGCAACGGTTAATGTACAAACAATTGCAGATAAAGCTGCTGAAGTTAAAACTACTAATACTGTACAAGCCCCAATGCCTGAACCAGCAAAAGCCTTTGCTGAAGGTGGATATACCGGCCCCGGCAGTAAATATGAACCTGCAGGTGTAGTACACGCCGGAGAATACGTTGTTAATGCAGAACAAACTAAACAATGGGCGCCGTTATTAGAAATGATTAATAGTGGTGACGCTACTATAGGAGCTATAAGTGCACAAGTAAATTATCCTCCTGTACCTGCATATGGTAGTGGCGATCGTATGCTCGATATGGAATCCATGGCTAGATTAGTTGACGTGCGTGACGGTAAAGTAGATTTAATGAATTTATCAGCTGACGCTATAGACTATGCTAATACAAAATTAAATGTAACAAAAGCTTGGGTAGAAACTGCAAAACAATTAGAGGATATGCAGGGACTAAATGAATTAGCTAATTTAACAGCATACGGACAACGATATAAAACTGCAAATTTAATACAAACTGGAACTACCCGTAAAGTTAATTTTGGATATGCTGATGGCGGGTTAGTAGAATCTATACAAGCTGGATCAGAAATGTACGGTAACGTTGATGCAGCTAATACTGTATTATCCGGAGCAAAGGCAAGTACAGAGACTGGAGGATTCTTTAGTAGTATGTTCTCCGGAGTAAAAGGTCTGTTCGGTAAAGCAACATCAGCGCTCAGTGGAGGATTAAATGTTGTACAAAAAATTACAAAACCAGTAACAAAGTTTTTACAGTCATCTGCCGGTAAGCTTTTAGGTCCAGTATTATCAATTGTATCATCTGTATCTGATGTAATGACAAAAATTAGTAGTGCTAAAGAAGTAGTAGCTTCAGGCGGCACTGTAGACGCAACTACACTCGGATTAGATATATTACAAGCGGGTGCTTATCCAATAGCCAACGGTCTACTTAATTTTATACCTGGCGTAGGATCAATTATTTCAGCTTCAGATGCATTATTAAACATGTTCGGATTTTCACCTGTAAAATGGCTTACAGATAATTTGATAACTCTATTACCAGACAGTTTATTTGATTCTGTAGGAGAGTGGGCATTAGATACTGGCAATAATCAACAAACTACTACGCCCGCAGGTGTTACTGTACAACCGCCTCCGGCTAGTACCGTAACGGTTCAAGCTAATGACTTTATGATAGAGCCAAATGCTAATGATAAAATTGGCGGCGTGTTAGATAATAAATCTGTTGATGAAATGGTAAATCTGTTAAGACAAATGGTAGGACTATTAGGTCAACGTCAGACTGTATCATTATCAAATCAAACGGCAATGGATATTGTAAAAGTAGCTACTGCTGATAGATCGTTTAGGACTTTTTAAAGGATATAAACCATGGCATTAATTGATTTGAAATCTGATTTAAGTTGGTATGGTAAGACACCGCCACATGGCGTGTATCGCGATGATCGCAACAATACAAAATTTACATATAATGACGATTTAACAGTAACCGCTGCAGTCACAGGCAATGCCGGGCAAAATTTAACACCAAAGACATCAGCCGATGAATTTAATGCGAGTAATGGAGTATCTAAACGTAAAACTCAACTCGGTGTCGGTACGCAGTTACCAATCGGGCCAACAGGCGGTTTGTTCAACTTTGATACTAAGCGTATCGGATGGCATGCAGACTCTAAATATGGAAGTGTATTTAACAAACTTTTAGATATTGGTTTAGCTAAAACATATGTCAATAACTCGCCGCTTAAAGACATGTACAATAGATTTAAAGTACATGACGAAATATACGACGCATTTGGATACGCAAAAACAGTTATACTACGTGGTATACAACAAGATGATAGATCAGATCCACAACGCTGGGGACTAAATTCTCCAACAATGGATGTGCCCCGCGATGGCGTAGTATCAACTGCGGAACGTATAGCTAATGATGCTGCACGATTAGGTAAATTCCTGATACGGCCTACCGGATTGCTATTTTTAGCTAAACAACAGCTGTTGCATTTAATGCAACCTAATCCAGAACAAGTAAGCGGAAATGTCGGTGTAATTGATCCTATAAAATTATTTAATCCTGTTAACTTTTTAGCATCTGCACTAGGATCGCCGTTAGGATTGCGTTTTAAAAACTGGGGATTGCAACCGTTAATAAGTTTGTCTCCGACATATGAATCAACTAAAAAAGCACAAAATATAATATTAAGTTCTGTGCCTCCATTGCCGATTGCAGGTTTGGGTTTTAATAGATTGCTAAATTTACATTTTCAACGCATTGGTAATTTTGTAAATCCATTAGGTTTCGTTGAATGGTTAGCTCCTAGCGCAGCTACAGGGCCTGATAGTGTTGCGGGAATTGGACGTACTAATTTTACTAAAAGACAAGAATACAATACGTTTACATATCCATCAGGTATAGGCGAAATTGAATCTATACCGATCGGTGATGTGTTGAGTTGGAGTAATACTTACGGCCGGCAAAACGCAATTCTAGACTTACCAGTACCAAGCGATGTGTATAATATAGGCGCACATCTCGTCAAGCCGATATATAACGCTAAACAATTGGAAGGTGCTAGTACAGATTTGGACACAAACTTTTACGTTAAGCAAAAGAAAAATCAAAGAATAGGATTCATGCGCTTCTCGGCTGACGGTGATAAGCGAGAATTATCTACACGTAAAATGATGATTAATCGTGTAAGTGACGATAACTTTGTATTAATAACAACGCCTGACGAGGGTACGAGTACAGACCTATTTCCATTAACCGGATTACGTGCTCAATTTGATTGGCACGATGCAAATGGCGATACCACAGATTGGTACGGTAGAAATATTAAAGCTTCTCCGACAACATTAAGTTTTCTAGGTCCCGAATCAAGTAAGAATGCAGCTGTAATATATTTAGGAACACGTACGGCCGGTAAAAATACTGGAGAATATATTACCGAAGATGCTAATGATGATGGAGATATTAAATCATTTAATCCAGGTAGACGATTTTCAGATGGGGATAAAGCTTTAGCCGAAAAACTTGCAGATACCGTTAAGGTAGATGATAAGATGAAAGGTAAGTTTTTTGGAGGAGTAAAAGAATTAGTAGAGAAAAAGTTTGACCGAGCCACTGCTCCAGAACCAACCACAATTATAGATTATAGGGCAATGTCATATCCGCAGATACGTAAAACTACAAAAGATAGGGTATCAGGTACTAGTAAAGTATTAGATTTTCGTACATTACAGGACGGCGCTGCGAAAGAATGGGATACTACTAAAAAGCCTACATTAGAAAGTTTTTACGGATATACTTCGTATAATGCAGCAGATCGTAGAACAGCAAAGCCAGATCCAGTACAAAATGCAGGATTTGGTACAGGCACGAACAATACGAGTAATATTAAAGATTTAATAAAATTTGAATTTGAAGGATTGGGCGGCCCGCAGCACGGTAAACGATACATGTTTAGAGCATATATAAATTCATTAGATGATACGTTTTCTCCCAGCTGGAGCGGACAACAAGACCAGGGCCGTGCTGACCAAAAATATTTGTATGCTAGTTATGAACGGCAAATAAATGTAGATTTTAAAGTAGTTGTACATTCACATAAAGAAATGGGAACGGTATGGGATAAATTATCCGAACTAGCACAAAATACATTGCCAGTATATCCTGGTGGTGGATTTCATGGTCAATTTATACGTATAACAATAGGTGACTTATATGTTAGACAATATATGTTTATTAATAGTCTAACATATTCATGGGATAATGAAACTCCATGGGAAATAACCGAAGGAATGCAATTACCATTATACACAGACGTTTCATTAGGACTTACACATGTGGGTGCAAGCAAACCGCAATCCGGGCAAAATCCGTTCCAGTACGACAGAAAAACTAGATTGTACGGTCCATTCGGCGATGAATTTACATATACCGCAGCTGCCGGCGTGTCCCAACCAGAAACTCGTGATAACATTACCGACAGTGTTCCATATGATTCTACAGAAAATAAAGCTACAGTTTATTCAGAAGAGCAGCCTGCAGAAGATAAAGCAGCAGCTGAAGCTGGAGCAGAATAAATTAATTAAAGATATACAATGGAAGATAGAAATCGATACACAAAACAAACATCTTACAATGGATTTAAAGCATATGCTACGTCTAAAATTTTTAAAACTCCGACTAGTCCTGACGATCAATATATAATTTCGCGGGAACGTGATCGTTTAGATTCATTAGCATATGAATTTTACGGAGATGCTAGATTTTGGATATTAATAGCTGAGGCTAATAATCTAGGAAAAGGATCTTTTGCAGTACCACCCGGACTTCAACTACGTATACCTAGTAGAACTTTTATACTAGAAGTGGACAATACATTGCGACGTACAGAGGAAGAACGTTAATATTTATCTAAAATAAAGTTATAGTATGGCATCGTATTTTAATAGAGGATCAGCACCTGGTGTACCGGGTCATGGTAAAGGATATTTACATAAAGCGGTACCTAACGCTAGCGTTAGTGTTAGCATGAACGGATTTGGTTTGCCTGCAAATGGAACTGGATTTGATATTTATGGCGGCGGCGGCCGGCCCGGCTATAAATTAAATAGTGTAACAGTAGAAACCGGCGATTCTTTAGGTATGGTTACACGCGCTGAAGCTAGTTTTACATGTTTTACATTAGGGGCATTTCAGGCAGCAAAATCCACGGCTATGAAATTCGGAAAACCAATGAGTGTTAGTATCGGATATGTATCTGGGGCAGGTAGTGGTGGACAAGGAATAAGTGTAAGTAATTTAATGATATATAGTTTTAAATGGAACTTAACTAAAGATAACTTTTTTGATTGTTCGGTGTCTGGTATTGCTGCATCAACATCAATTCTAAAAGCTGAATTATCATCTACTGGTTGGTCAGGCATAACCTTTAAAGACGGCACAAAAGATGCACCCGGATCAGATGTACCAGTTGGATCAATACCAGCATGGATACGACATACAGCGCAGGGCGGTGGTACGACTACAGATGATACTATTTTAACTGCCGGCGAAGGCGGCAAGTTAGTAGGTGATGTATTAGTAATGAAGAATCCATTATTAAATACAGAAGAAGCTCCGGCAGAACCAGATCCAGCCACAACTGCATATGTAGATTCTAAATTAGCATCTTTACCAGGCGGTCCGCCAAAAGATACTCCTTGTTTTTATTACATTACATTAGCAAAACTTGTACAATTAATTAATACATATTATTCTGTAACTATTAAACCATCGGATATAAATTCTTGTTGGCGAGGTCAGCCTAATTTTAAACTCGACGAGTCGGCTACAAATGCAGGAATAATTAGTCCGTCTATATGTAGTGCAGAACCATTTAAAATGTTAATTCCAGGTGTAGCTAATTACGGACTTAGTAGTCAAGGCGAAGGCCCGCCAGCGACTGCCGGTAAATATTTAGCTGATGATGCTGGTGCAACAACGGCTATTACAGGTACCGGTATAAACTGCGGAAACATTTTAATATCTGCAAACTGGTTAGCTTCAGATATAATGGGCCCAGGAAATGGGTTTGAAGCTCCAGATACTGCTACTGCTAATAAAGCTGCAGCTGATACGCCAAAAGGTACAAAGTTTTCATTTGAATCATTTTTTAAAAAATTATTTGATGGTATTTCTTTTCTAACCGGTGGAGCTATTAAATTACAACTAGTTGCCCCGCATTCAGGAAATTCAGCTGATATATTAATAATAGCATTAAATAGCGGTACTATCACTAGTGGTGCATCCGTTTTTGATCCGTTTAGTGGTAACCAAGCCATTAGACAACTAGATTTAGGATGTGCTCCGGCATCTGCAGATGGATTTGCTATAGCAGTAAAACATCCATCTAATGCAGGCCCGGCAAAGTGGAATGGAGAAGCTGCTAGCGGTACTAACCAAGCTGCGGCATTAAAGTTAGTACAAGACATGTCTAATTCAGGATTGACAAACGATAAATACTCAGCTGATTCGTCCAAAACGTTACGTGAAGCATTAGCTGCTGTTGTATCGGGAGCTTCTGCAGAAGATGCACGAACAGGGAAAGTAGCTGTTACAGATGCACAATTTCCTATGACATTTAGAGCTACAATACAAGGTCATGGCGGATTTAAATTTGGACAACGAGTTACTGTTGCAGGTATAGGTGGCGGATCGTTTATGGTAACTAAAGTTACACATACAGCCGCGGAAAACGATTGGCAGTCAGTAGTAGAAGCAGTATGGTTAGGAGGTTAATATATGCGTTTAAAATCTTTTTATCTAAAAAGTGAAATACAAACAGGTTTTTACGCAAATCCAGGTGAATGGGTATTAGAAGATGGCACTGAATATGTAGGTGTATATTGTTTAGCAGCTGGTATACCAGTAACCGGAGAAACGCCTACTAACAAATCTCAAGCGTTACGTAAGGGGGGAGCTGCTGGTATTTATCACCTGCGTCCGGAAAATATTGACTATTTTAATCTACGTAAAAAACGACCACAATATCATAATCATAAGTTGCCGGTTTATTATCAACCAGTGCCTACGCCTGATGATTACATTAAACGTCAATTCACACGATACTTTGTACAAAAGATTAATCAACTAGATTACATTGTAGAAATTGATAAAGATCAATATAAAGATGCAAATTCAAACAATAAACCTGGTATTAATTTACTTTTGTTTCGTCGCGGACAAATTACATGGTCTATTAAAGGACAAGAGTCATTAGAGTATAATGAACGTGCTTTAATAGTTTTAGAAGATACCTTTCCAGGCATTCGTGAATATTTTTCATATTATGGCGAATATGTAATCTAAATATTTGGATTCGTACGATAAACATCTTATAATTAAGAAATGTTTATTGATTCCGAAATAGAGTTACAAGTTGTATATGACTGTTTACGAGCCGGAGATAGTTTCTGGATTCCAATATTTTCTGATAACTATAAACATTACACGCAAAACCGTTTAAGTGCGTTATACATATATAGTATAGCTCACGATAGAGACTTTGTCGTATCATTTCATAATCCAGATTGTAAAAACTTTAATATAGAACTTTTACAGAAGTTTACAAGTTCATATAATATCTTTGTACTTTCAAAAAAACGATTCGTTTATACGTATGCAAATAGTTGTTATGATGCTGATTTGTTTGCATGGTGGCACACTAACAAAATGTTGCCATTGGACAATACGGATACTACGGCACATGATATGTGGAATAAATGGTGGTTTACAGAATCTAATAGTAATGATTGGTTTCCGATGACTAAGCATTTAGAAAGGTGTCGTAGCATGCGCGGGGTATTTATGAACATATATAACTCATATCAGATAACAGATGAATTTAAAGAATATGAAAAATATATTATCGATAATTTATTTGGTATTGAAGTAAATGGTATACATGTAAATACGGCACTATTACAAGAACATTTTAATCAAACGACACGTTCTGGATTTATGCATAGCGAATACAATACATATACCAGTACTGGACGTCCTAGTAATAAGTTTGGTGGTATTAATTATGCTGCTTTAAATAAAGATAATGGCTCGCGTAGTATGATATGTAGTAGATTTAACCGCGGTATGTTATTAGAATTTGATTACGATGCATTCCATGTACGGTTAATCGCCGATCTCATTGATTATAAATTACCAGATGAATCTGTACATACATATTTTGGTAGACAATATTTCAATAAAACGGAATTGACTACAGAAGAATATGAACAAAGCAAACAAATGACATTTCATTTGTTGTATGGTGGTATTGATAAAGAGTTTGAAAAGATTCCGTTCTTCGGTAAAACTAAACAATACATTGCTGATCTATGGAAACAGTTTAAACGTGATGGATATATAGTAACTCCTAAGTTTAAACGTGCCATTAAATGGGATAGCATTACGGATGCGAATGCCGGTAAATTATTTAATTATCTATTACAAGCCACAGAGACTGAACATAACATGCTAGTAATAAACGAATTGCATGACATGTTATCCGAGTATTCTAGTAAGTTGATATTGTATACTTATGATTCGCTATTGTTTGATTTTGATCTAAATGATAACAAAGATCTTATCCTAAAGCTAAAGAAAATAATATCTGCAAACGGATTTCCTGTAAAAATAAAAGCTGGCGTTAACTATCATGCCATGCAGGATATGACAAACAAAGTTTGTTGAATATTTATTAATAAAGTTACGAATATTTATAATAAACTCATATGATGACATTACCAAATTCAATCGTACAAAACGTAGTATCGACGCAAGAAAGTGTAATAAAACCAAAAACACTTACTCCAGAAATTGTTGATACGTTAAATTCAGCAATAGCTGAAGAATATGCTGCACATTATTTTTATCGCGGGGCAGCTAATTGGTGCCAAGGAGTTGGCTATACTAAAGCGGCCGCATTTTACTCAGGCGAAGCAGCTGCCGAACTAGAACATGCTGAAAAATTGCAAAAGTATCTTGTAGATTGGAACGCCACTCCGTTGTTACCTGCTATTAAATTTAACGGTGAATTTGCGCATTTAATTGATGTAGTTAACAAGTCATACGCTATTGAGTATCAGTTAGGTGATAAGTATATGACATGGGCAAGTCAAATGTTTAATACACATTTAATGACATTTAATTTCTTGCAAGAGTTTGTAGATATTCAAAATGAATCAATTGCTGAGTCATCTGATTTATTAAATGCCGCTCAACTAGTTGATGTTTCCAATAAACTTGATCTATTACATTATGAAGAAAGATACTTTGGTTAATATAATTGACTTAGATAATTTACTGAATCCTAACCAAGAGTCGGTAACTAATATAGTTGTCGAGTCAATCCAACCTGAATCTAAACATGACATGTCTACAATGCCGATCGACATTGATTGGGACGATATAATCTCAGAATGGTTTTATCGTTTACCAAAAGGCTATGCAGAACATCCGTATAGCGACGAAGAATTAGTCGTGTTAAATCAAGTTATATTTGAACATGGTTATGATGTTACTAATAATATAATTGTAGAAGCTTCATTTACGCCATCTGAATTAAACCGTGACAAATATTTTCAAGCATTTATTGATCGTATAAGTGCCGGCGAGCCATTCACATTAGAGCCAGATAAAACAAAACAAGTGATTGACAAGTCATTCCTTGATACCATGACTCAAATTGCCAATGTAACAGATTTTGATGAGCGATTGGCATTGATTAAAAATACATTTAAGAAGCCAGTTATTCCATTGGCAAACAATACTATAGTTAAATTATCAGATATAAGTAAAGATACATTTACTGCTAAACAAACTACTAGTGGTTTAACGGGTACAGAAACTCCTGACTTCAAAGAAGGCTTGGTAGTATTCTTTTATACATGCCCTGAAAAGCTATTAAATGTTGTTTATAACTTTCTTGTTGGTTCTGATGATTCGCCACCTGATTTTGGCAAACTAATTAATAATATGAATGTAGACCATTACGGTAGCAAGTCTCACGGCTTTGTGAAAACAGGTGTTGAGCTACTAGCATCAGGATCAGAATTAGATCAAAAAACAAAGAAACTATTTTTAAATGCTGTATCAGCTGCGTATACAATTAAACAAAAATGGGGCGAAGGTTATGTTATTGACCGCGGCCCATTCTTTGAATCTATACGAAATGCAGCAAATGCAATTACTGGAATTCCTAAAGACAAATGGTGTCCAGGCGATGTATATCTTTATAAACAAAATGATAAAACAGAAATTGAACGTGTAGTAAAAGAGTCAGAAAAAACTAACTCAATAATTAATATTGTTGATAAACGTAATAAAGTATTACAAGTTGGATTGAATTCATTATTTGATACTGAAAGTCCGTTGGTTATTGCTGTTTCATTGAAAGAAGAAAATGCATTGAGTGGTAGAGCAAAAGATTTCTTATCTGTAAAAAAATTATCAAATACAGAAATGGGATCTGAGAAAGATGACTTTACTAAAGAAGAATTTGCATTGATTTCTGGTAAGGTTAAAATTACAACTGAACTAGCGCAAAAATATCAAACACAGTATAATAGTAGTAAAAAAGCATATGCGGCACTTATTAAAAAGTTTGGATATACTCATAACTTTGCAGCAAGTAGATTCAAAGATCCAGAGCCGGCAGTTGCTATACGTAATACTATAATCAAGTCAGCAGCATATCGTCTAATGTCTAAATACTTTAATTCATTTGATACATTGAAAGGTATTAATGATGTAATGAAAAACTACAAAGACCCATTCCTAGCATTGACAGCATATGGAGTTTCTTTGTCAGGATTCAATCCTACTTTTTACAAAGTGGTTGCAAGTGCATCCGGTGATTACGGGCATGTTACTGTGTTTGAAGGACGTGATAATTTAAAAGCTGATTCAGATTCAGTTACAACTATTGATACGCCAACTAAAGCTGGTATTTATTTATCCTTTATAACAAAGATGGGCGAAACAAAATATCAAACCAAACTGGATATACGTGAATCAAAAAGCGGAGCTAGTATAACAATTGCTATTATTGTTGATGAGTTCCATGAATCATGAGAGAAAAGGATAATGTGAAGCCACAATTATTATGTACATTTGCACACCGTAAGGATTTAAATATAATCGCTGATTACATTATATCAGCATACACAATTCCAGAACGACGGTTGTTTGTATTTTCCGATGCAGATGTACATAGTGATTCTTATATTACTTACAATGTCGAAACTGCTGATACTAAACGTATATCAAATACCATACTAATACATCGTAAAAAAGAAACCAATACTATGTATACCGTTAATGCATTGAATATGGTTATACGTGAAATGAATAACGGAGTATTAGATAAGACCTTTGTAATTAATTGGGCTGTATACAGTAATTCATTGTTATTAACAAACGGTGAATCATTACGGCATATAAAGTTACAATTATACAAAAGAATTGATTTATAATAATATATTTATATAAGATATGGCATATAGAATAGTAGCAAAATCACCCAAACATTTAAATGATATCATAGAAGATGTCATGACATGGTTTGAAACTGCACGCGATTATCGCACAGAGTTTACAGAAGAACCACGTAAGTTTGTAGATCCAGCTACGAAACAAATTGTCAGTAAAAATATCGAAGTGTTGCATATCACTGATCCAGCTACAGGTAAAAAGACTGTAGTCAAATTGATTCCTATGCTTAAACCGGATGAACTAAAAATTGAAATGGGCGGCGAGAATGAGCATGTAATGAAAGGTAAACTCAAAAATATGATGAAAGGCCGCGGGGTATTTAAAACATACAACAAAGATACTCTAGTAAAAAAGGAAAGTGTAATGAAAAAAACAGAACTACAGCAAATCATTCGTGAAGAAGTTCGTAAAATGTTAACGGAAGGGTTATGGCTAAAAGAGACAGAACAAGATGCTGATTTACGCGCAGCTAAAAAAGATATCTTAACATGGATGCAAACAAATGGTATTGACAAACAGCAAATGAATCTATTAGATGATTATATTTTAGCAGTTTGTCAGGCATATGCTGTATGGTATCAGGATCAGGCTGATATGGAACGTATGTAATTTCGTTCCGTGCTAATTAAACAAATAACAATTGACAAATAACTTTTTCAACATTTCTCTAGGATTTGTTGATCATTTCTCTTATAATTAAGTAATTAATAACAATTAACAATTTAAAAAGGTAAAATTATGGATTTAGAAGCAATTAAAAGAAAGCTTAACGAGTTACAGTCACAGACTAAGCGCCAGGATGTACTTTGGAAGCCTGAGCCTGGTAAGCAACAAGTACGAATCGTGCCATATCAGCACAACAAAGACAACCCATTCCAAGAATTGTATTTTCATTATGATATAGGTAAGAAAAGTTTCTTATCGCCTATAACATATGGACGCCCTGATCCGGTTGTCGAATTTACAGAAAAACTTAAAACATCTGGCAATTCCGATGAATGGAAACTAGGTAAAAAGCTTGAACCAAAAATGCGTTGCTATGTTCCTATTATCATTCGTGGTAAAGAAAGTGAAGGTGTAAAGTTTTGGGGTTTTGGTAAAACAGTATATACTGAATTGCTGGGATTTATTGCTGATCCGGATTATGGCGACTTGACTGATCCGAGCAATGGACGTGATATTGTAGTCGAATTTACTCCGTCTGAAGGCAGCCAGTCTTATCCTAAGACTACAATACGTGTTAAACCTAATACATCGCCAATAACAACCGAAAAGGCGATTGCAGAAAAAATTGCAATGCAACAACCAAATCTTTCAGAGATTTTTAAAGAACCTAGTTATGATGAATTAAAACAAGCGTTAGAAAATTGGTTGAATCCAACAGATGACGGCACTACTAGTGAAGGCTCATCTGCATCAGCATCTAAGCCAATTGCAACCGGAGTTAACTCCGTTGACGATGTCGGCGATGCATTTGATGAATTGTTTGGTAAATAATAAAAGGAGTTATAAATGGCATCAGTATCAAAGAGCGAACTCTCCGACGAATTAGCGGGTGAGTTAGCAACTAACTTAAATAAAAAGTTTAAAGGCTCCGGATACAAGACGGCATATTTTTTGGAGGGGGACGAAGATTCCCCCTCTAATGTGTCGGGCTGGGTAGGTACGGGCTCATCAATGTTAGATTTGGCTATATCGAATAGGCCTTTTGGAGGTTTTCCAATCGGTCGTATTACTGAAATAACCGGACTAGAAGCATCTGGTAAATCATTATTGGCTACACATGCATTAGCTGATACGCAACGACAAGGCGGCTTGGGAGTCTATATTGACACGGAAAGTGCTGTAAGTAGCGAGTTTTTAGAAGCTATTGGAGTAGATTTAACTAAAATGTTGTATGTTCCGTTGGAAACAATGGAAGATATATTTGAAGCAATTGAGTCTATTGTAGAATCAGTACGCAAATCTAACAAGGATCGATTGGTAACAATTGTAGTCGATTCAGTAATGGGAGCATCTACAAAAATAGAAATGGCTGCTGAATTTGATAAGGATGGTTGGGCTACAAGCAAAGCTATTATCTTATCTAAAGGAATGCGTAAAATTACTAACATGATTGCACGTGAAAAGATTTGTTTGATTTTTACCAATCAATTGCGTTCTAGACTAGGTGTTAGTTTTGGAGATCCATGGACAACATCTGGCGGTAAAGCTATTCCATTCCACGCTAGTGTGCGTTTACGTTTAAAATCTATTGGTCAAATCAAAGCAAAAGATGCAAAAGGTATTGAGCAGATTATTGGTATTAAGACTAGAGCGCAAGTGATAAAGAATCGAATGGGCCCACCATTAAAGTCAATTGATTATGATATCTACTTTGAATCGGGTATCGATAATTACGGAGGCTGGTTGGAAGTAATGAAAGAATATAAATTAGTAACTCAAGCCGGAGCTTGGTATACTTATACTAAGTTAGATGGCAATTCAGTTAAGTTTCTTTCAAAAGATTTCCAAGGTACATTAGAAAATGATACGTCACTTAAAGATGAAATTTATAAAGCCATATGTGATGCTTATATTTTTAAATACCAAACCGGATCTATTGGAATTGATGATATTGAAGTAAATGAAGATTTCATTAACGAAGAAGCATGAAAAACAGATATTTAGAATTATTTAAACAAGTTACGGAAGAACATGCTGAAAGTCAGGGACGTAGTAAAGATAGTCATATATTAGTTATTGACGGTCTTAATACTTTTATTAGAGTATTCTCTGCGGTACCTGCATTAAATGATGATGGAGATCATATCGGAGGAGTGACAGGCTTTTTACGGTCTGTTGCCTCCGTTATCCGTCAACTAAAGCCTACCCGTTGTGTTATTGTATTTGATGGTAAGGGTGGCTCTAAACGTCGCAAAGACATATATTCTAATTACAAAGCTAACAGAGCAGTAAAAACTCAATTTAATAGATATCAGGAGTTTGCTACATTAGAAGATGAATCTGCTAGTATGAAACGTCAATTTGGTCGTGTTGTAGAATATCTTAATTGTCTACCAATTACAACTATCGCAATCGATAATGTTGAAGCTGATGATGTGATTGCATATATTGCTAACGAAATGTATACAGATCCTGAACATAAAGTTACGATTGTATCTACCGATCGCGACTTTTTGCAACTAGTAAATCATCGAATCAATGTATGGAGTCCTATTAAAAAGATTCTATATACGCCCGAAGTGTTACAAGAAGAAATAGGATTACCTGTTGAAAATTATTTGTTATATCGGGCTATAACCGGCGATAAATCAGATAATATTCCTGGCCTCAAAGGCATAGGATTGAAAACTTTAATTAAACATTTTCCTATATTACAGGAATCTAGGCAGTTAGAAATTGACGAACTTGTTACATATTCAAACAACCTAACTAAAAAGCATAATGTTCATGAATCGATAATTGTTAATGAACAACAATTACGATTAAACATGGATTTAATGCAATTAAAAGAAATTGACATTTCCGGTAATGCAAAATTATTAACGGTTAATCTAGTCCGTGACGGCGTCAATAAAACAAACGTATATGAATTTAAGAAAATGTTCATGGCAGATAAAATGTATACAACTATAAAAGATGTTGATACATGGTTAGTAACATTTAATTCACTAAATGCTTACGCTGCTATTTGATTTTTACAAATTTATTCTTATAATTAAGTATGACAGATCGCTTAAGTAGTTATGGATATAGTTTCCAAATAAAAGTTATTACATCGTTATTAACTGACAAAGGATTTTTGCAGCAAATATCAGATATATTAATTCCTGAGTATTTTGAAAGTGATGCTAATGAATGGATAGTACAAACCATTTTAGATTATCACAAGGAGTATAAAACAACGGCTACATTAGAAGTAATGAAAGTTAAACTTCAAAACGTAGACAACGATGTATTAACTACACAAATCAAAGAACATCTTAAAGACGCATGGAAATATTCAGAGTCAGATGATTTAACATTCATTAAACAACAAGCTTTAGATTTTTGTAAAAATCAAGAAATTAAAAAAGCTATTCTATCATCTGTTGAATTACTTAAAATTGGACGATACGATGACATTAAAGTTGCAATTGATAAAGCTTTAAAGTCCGGCGGAGATAAAGAGATTGGCCATGACTATATGTCTAGTATCGATGAACGATATACTGAGTCTGTACGTTTTACAAAGGAAACGCCGTGGGAAATAATTAATGAATTGACCTCCGGTGGTTTAGGTAAAGGCGAGTTAGGAGTATTTGTAGCTCCTGCTGGAATTGGTAAATCTTGGGGTCTTATTAATATTGGAGCTCATGCGGTTAGAAAAGGTATGAGCGTAATTCATTATACTTTAGAATTAAATGAGGCATATGTTGGTTTGCGATATGACTCTGTTGTAACGGGTATAGCTAATCAAAATCTTAAACATTACCAAGATCAAGTTAAATCTGAATTGTCACGATTACCTGGAAAGCTTGTCATAAAATATTATCCAACAAAGACATGTTCAGTAATGGGATTGCGTGCACATATTGAAAAATGTATCATGCAAGGTATGAAACCTGATGTTATTATAGTAGACTATGCCGACTTGTTAAGAGGACATGGAACAGAAAAACGGCATGAATTGGAAGGCATTTATGAAGACCTGCGAGGATTAGCAGGCGAATATGAAGTTCCGGTCTGGACGGCATCGCAGGCAAATCGATCGGCATTAGAAGAAGATGTCATTGGAGCTGAAAAGATTGCCGAATCATATGGTAAGGTAATGGTAGCCGACTTTGTAATATCATTATCAAGAAAGGTACAGGATAAATTAGCGGGTACAGGTAGATGGCACGTAATTAAGAATCGATTCGGTCCTGATGGAATTACGTTACCTAGTAAAATGAATACCAGTAACGGTCAAATCAATATCTATGCAGATACGTCTATACAAGGTAAGGATGCTAAAAAGCAAATGGAAAATGGAAATGAATTAGCTAGACGTATGCTGTCGCAAAAATATTCTGAAATCAATACGTCCGGCTTTGAATAAAAAATAATTATTTTTGTTCTAAAAGCTACATTGACTAGCCAACAGCAGTATATTTATGCATAAAAATACTAAAAATAAATTACATTATTAAAAGGATTACTAATGAACGTATCAAACGAGATTCTAAGTTCGATTACTATCTATATGAAGTACGCGAAATACTTACCAGAACTACAACGTAGGGAAACATGGGAAGAACTAGTTACAAGAAATAAGGAAATGCATAAGCGTAAGTATCCTAAATTAGCACAGGAAATTGAATCTGTTTATGAAATGGTATACGATAAAAAAGTATTGCCATCGATGCGTAGTTTGCAATTCGGTGGTAAGCCGATTGAAATTTCTCCTAATCGTATTTACAATTGTGCCTATTTGCCGATCGATGATTGGCGCGCATTTGGCGAAGTAATGTTTTTATTGTTGGGTGGTACTGGAGTTGGTTATAGTGTACAACGACATCATGTAGATCAATTACCAGAAATTCATAAACCAAAAGCAGATCGTGAACGTAGATATTTGATTGCAGATAGTATTGAAGGATGGGCAGATGCAGTTAAACTTCTAATTAAAAACTATTTTATCGGAGGATCAAAGATCAAATTTGATTTTTCAGATATTCGGCCAAAAGGCGCTCGTCTAGTAACGTCGGGTGGAAAGGCACCTGGACCGCAACCGCTAAAAGAATGTTTGATTAAAGTTCAAGGTATATTAGATGGCAAACAAGATGGCGATAAACTTTCGCCTATCGAAGTCCATGATATTGTATGTCATATTGCTGATGCGGTATTGGCCGGCGGTATTCGTCGTGCTGCACTAATCTCATTGTTTTCGGCAGACGATGATGAAATGATTGCCTGTAAATCAGGAGCTTGGTGGGAATTGAATCCGCAGCGTGGCCGTGCAAATAACTCGGCAGTATTGATGCGCCATAAACTTACTAAAGAATATTTTACAGATTTATGGAAACGAGTAGAAGCATCAGGAGCTGGCGAACCTGGTATTTATCTTAGCAATGATAAAGATTGGGGTACTAATCCATGTTGTGAAATTGCACTTCGTCCGTTTCAATTCTGCAACTTGTGTGAAGTTAATGTTAGTGATATTGTATCTCAAGAAGACTATAATGCACGAGTTAAGGCAGCTGCATTTATTGGAACGTTGCAAGCCGGATATACCGACTTTCATTATCTTCGTCCAATCTGGAAACGTACAACAGAAAAAGATGCATTGATCGGCGTATCTATGACAGGCATCGGATCGGGCGTTGTATTAGGATATGACATGAAACAGGCAGCTCGTATTGTTAAAGAAGAAAATTTACGTGTTGCAGAACTTATCAGTATTAACAAATCAGCACGTACAACAACCGTAAAGCCAGCTGGTACTACTTCGTTAACTTTAGGAACTAGTTCTGGTATTCATGCATGGCATAATGACTATTATATCAGACGTATTAGAGTAGGTAAAAATGAAGCCATTTACAGTTATTTGGCAATTTATCATCCTGAATTAATTGAGGATGAATATTTCCGTCCACATGATACTGCAGTAATTAGTATACCACAAAAAGCACCGGATGGAGCAATTTTACGAAGTGAATCCCCAATTCAATTATTAGAACGTATTAAGCGAGTTCATATGGAATGGGTTAAGCCAGGACATCGTACGGGTAGTAATACTCATAATGTATCAGCAACCGTTTCATTACGTGACCACGAATGGGATGCTGTAGGTCAATGGATGTGGGAAAATCGCGATCATTATAATGGATTGTCAGTATTGCCCTTTGATGGTGGTAGTTATATTCAAGCGCCATTTGAAGATTGTACAGAGGAACGTTTCAATGAAATGATGCAGTCGCTCAAAAATATTGATTTATCTCGTATTGTAGAATTGGATGATGCTACTAATTTGCGCGGGGAGGCAGCGTGTGCCGGCGGAGCATGTGAAATTGTGACCGCGTAAATATTTATTTAAAAAATAGGAACAACATGCACATAAAACTCAAATCATTAATTGAAGGCATAGTACGTGAAGATGCAACTGATGATGCATTAACGGATTTAACTAAAAAATTCGATGCTGGTAGTATTGAAGATTACGTAGCTGCATTACAAAAATATTCAGCTGATCCAAAAGTTGCTGCCGTAATTAAAGCAGGACAAACAGACGGCGACCCGGCTGATGAAAAACTTAACGTTGGTGGTGGATCTATTGCAGTAAAAGAACTTAAGCCAACACAAAATGAAATCGGGGCACAGGAAAGCTTAAAAAATATTTTAACGGATGAATATGGCTCGTTAGATGGATTTCTAAAAGGAAATGCTAGTTTTCCAGACCCTATAATCACATATAACGGACAGTTTGTTATCGATGGCCATCATCGTTGGTCACAAGTATATGCAGCTAATCCAGATGCTAAAGTGCCAGTACTTGACATTAAAGGTAATTTAGAACCGGAACAAATACTTAAAGCTGTGCATGCAGCAATTGTAACTATAGCAGGGAAGAGTGATACAAAGGATGCTAATTTAAAGGCTGGTAATTTATTAGCGTTTAGTGAGCAAAATGTACGTGATATGGTTTCAAAGTTTCTAACTGATAACGCACGAGAGGTATGGGCTGCAAACGGTTATGATTCAGATGAACAGATTGCAGATCATATTGTAGCAAACGTAAATACAATGTTAGCAAATTCTAAACCAGAAAATTGGGCGCCTGCTAGATCTTCAATGCCTCAACCGAATGATTCAGGTGCACCGAATTTTGCCGATGCTTTAAAGTCTGGTGCTGCAAATTTCTTAGCTCCGTCAGCTGGTGATGTTAAGACTGAATCGATTAGCAAAGACCGTTGGGCAAAACTTGCAAATATTAAAAAATAATGCGTAGTGATGATTGGATTTCTAAACTAGCTTTAGAAGAACAATATAAAGATTATTATATAGATGAGAATGGGCGGCGAGTATTTACCGCCCACTTTCATCTTAAACGTGGATATTGTTGCGGTAATGGATGTCGACATTGTCCATATGAACACGAAAATGTAAAGCGTTAAAATGCCAGCATTAAATGCTAATCTGCCATACATAGAATGTTTTGTTAGAGAAAAGTATATTAAACCTGACGGTACTGGAATTATGCCAGGTTATATTTTCGGCGTTAAAGCGATGATTAATCGTCCGATGCATTTTCATTTCCTTTCTAATATTGGAGCTATCTTTTGGCAGTTACCTATAAGTGCATTTTGTCATAAAGAAGATTACGATACATTGTCAGATATCGAACAAACTCGTTTACAATTGTTACAGACATGGGATTGTCAGTCTAATAGTATTGCTGTAACTACATTTTCTTTTTTACAAAATAAACGAGTTGATGTACATTGTCGTGATAACCGTTGGCGTACCGGTAGATATATTTGTACTATAGATGATTATGATGGCGATCCTAACGAACTCAATGTCGGTTATGCCAATGACCAGGATAGCAAATGTTATCAGTTTATACAATTAGATGACGGTAATTATTGCGTACAACCAAACAATTTGTTACGTTGGCACAACGCTGATTACATTGTTCCATATGATATTAACAATGTTCCTAAACTTAAACTCAATAAAGATCGTATGTACAGTGAAGATATTGATCGTACATATGGAAACTCAGCATATTATTTTTATCAACAAAAAGATCAAAAATAATTTGGATTCGTTGAAAGAAGTACTTATATTAAAGTAATAATAAAAATATATGAGTAAGACCAAAGAGTTATTTATGCAGATCCGAGAACAAGAATTCTACGGATGGGACGCTATCGATGAAAGCTATTTTTACGAACAGTACAAAAAAAGTTTAGAAAATTTGAGCGTTTGCAAATAAGTTTATATATTTATCTATACAAAAATTAATAATTATGTTTAAATTTAAAGACGTTGAAGTAACATTTGACTTTAAGACATTGCCGCAGTGTGATCAGGAATACCTCCGTACTATGGCATATGAAACGGTACAAAACAGATCTGTTAAGCATACCGGCTGGACATTTAATGATATGTATTCTGATGCCAGCAATTATACAATGTTTAACGACAAAGATTCTATGTGTACTTACATGGACGAATTTAGTGACAATTATGATCATACAGCATCACATTTGTTGCACGGTAAGAAATACTATTTTGCTTGGACATATTCAACAAAGAACAGATAATGGCTAGATATATTTCGACAAAACTATTCGATAACTATTCGGTAGCAATACGCCAATGGAAAGCTCAGCATTCGCATTGCCAGTTGTTACATGGATATGCTTTGAAATTTAAAGTATGGTTTGCTAGTAATGAACCGGACATTGACAATCAATTAGATGATATGAATTGGATTGTAGACTATGGCGGCTTTAAGACACCGCCTCAAGGTAACGGATTAAAAGATTGGATGGACCATATGTGGGACCATACAACTTTAATTCAAAAGGATGATCCATATGCAGACATCTTTGAACAATTGGGTCAGATGGGTCTGGCTAAGGTACACTTCCTAGAAAAGATGGGTGCTGAAAGTTGTGCTCGTTTAGTATACGAACATTTTAATAAAGTGTTATCTAATACCGATGCGGGTCGTTGCAAATGTATTAAAGTAGAGTGTTTTGAAAATGATAAAAATAGTAGTATATACGAAGAATAATTATGGAAACAGTTGATAAAGTTGTTAGTAGTTTTGTATCAAATGGCATGTATTATACAGTAACTTGCCGGCCTATAGTACCCGAAGATTTTATATCATTACGTACTTACTTAGGATATAAACCTTCTCGTGAAATAGCAGAACAAGTTGCACAAGTAGCACGACGATCTAAACAGCCGTTTATTACTGAACATGTAACTACTCCAAATTACACAGGCCTTATATTAAAATATTCGCATTCATTTTTACAAGAGTTTTTTACTAGTAAACAACAGCAAGTAACGCAAGTTAATTCTAATACTATTGAAGATGACGATTTACCTTTTTAACACCTATGGAAAAAATAACAGATTATAATAAAGTATTGCCCATCAATGAATTGTATAGATGTGTGCAAAGTGAAGGTAGTAGAGCAGGACGTCCTACTATAGCAATCCGTGTAACCGGATGTACCCACCGTTGTTGGTTCGGAGAAGGTGGTTGGTGTGATAGCTGGTATAGTTCAATACATCCAGAAAAAGGTAAGTTTACTTTTAATGATATTGTGAAAATCTATGATGAAAATCCGCATATCAAAGAAATGATGATCACTGGAGGATCACCTACGATGCAACCAGCATTATTAAATAAATTAACTGAATTTGCTTTTAATCGTGGTATTATTACTACTATTGAAACAGAAGGTAGTCATTTTGTACAAACAGATTTTCCTATTGATTTAATATCATTGTCACCTAAATTTAGTAACAGTGTTCCTAAATTAGGAATTCAAACTCCTAAAGGTAGTGTAGTAGATCAGCGGTTTATTGATCAACATAATAAATTTCGTCTCAATGAAGAAGCTATACGTAAAATGATTGCATATCATTCTGATTATCATTATAAGCCGGTATGGGATGGCTCTATAGAAAATTTACGTGAGATTGAAGAATTTCGAGTAAAATTTGGAATTCCGAAACATAAAACATATATTATGCCTGCAGGCGATACTAGGGAAGCATTGATTAAAATGTATCCGTTAGTATTTGATCTATGTGCAGAATATGGATATAATATGACCGGACGTGATCATATTATTGCATTTGATACTCAACGAAATGTTTAATTTAAAAAGGATAAGTTATGAAAATGAAACCAGTAGGCGACATTGTAGTCGTTCTCGAAAGAGAAAAGCAAGACAAGACTAAAACAGGAATTTTGCTTATGGAAGGTACAGATAACTATGTACATGCAGATGTAATTGCAGTCGGCGATGGATTGTTTACGCAAACCGGAGATCGTATTCCGATGACAGTTAAAATTGGAGATCATGTGTTAATTCATAAAAATGAAGTTTCAAAACATAAGCGTTTATCTATTAATGATAAAGATTATTTAGTGATCCGCGAATCAGAAATTTCAATAATTAATATCGAACAATAATGGCTAAAATAATTAATTCAATTGAAACTGTAATGACTGGTTTTGCTAATGGCATATCAACTCAACTAGCAGAAAAACAATTGACAGATGGTCCTGATGCATCGCTTTCTAATTATGAAAAGGCAGAGATTATTAACAAAGCTGCTCATCATTTCGGAGAGTTCCTTACAGCATTAGGAGTTGATTGGGTTAACGATCCCAATTCCAGTGATACGCCCAGACGTGTAGCTAAAGCATATGTAACTGATCTATGGGCCGGTAGATTCAATCCGGCCCCATCGATCACTGCATTTCCTAGTGACGGCTATGATGGTATGGTATTTGAAGGTGGTATTCCATTAACAAGTATGTGTAGTCATCATCATCAAACCATAATGGGTTTGGTACATGTAGCATATATTCCTGGAGACCAAAGCAAGGTGATTGGTTTAAGTAAACTTAATCGTATTGTAGAGCATTTTGGTCGTCGCGGTGCAATACAAGAACAATTGACAGTTGCTATTCATAATGCAGTTGATACTATCATTGAAGATAACAAAGGTGTTGCTGTAATGATTGAAGCTACTCACAATTGTGTTCAATGCCGAGGTGTTAAACACGGAGGTGCCAGTATGAAGACATCTAAATTGACTGGGGCATTTAAAGATGATCCGTCTACTCGTAACGAGTTTTACGAATTCGTAAAAGGTTATAATGACTAATAACATGGAAATACTTATACCGGAGTATAAAATTGAACGACGAGTACGTGCCATGGCACATCGACTTTCGGAGGAACATAAGTCTAGTGGTAATTCATTACCACCAGTTATGATATGTGTGTTGAACGGCTCCTTTATGTTTTTTTCTGATCTAGTAAAAGATATGGGAATTGATATCGAAGTAGACTTTATACGTCCTAAATCATATCATGGCAAGGATAATTCTTCTGGTGTAACTTTTACTAAGGAATTAGAGATTGACCTTAAAGGTAAAAGGGTTTATATTATCGAAGATATTGTCGATACTGGTCAGACTATGTTAGAAATTTTACAACGTGTTGATTCACGTATGCCGTCTGAAGTTAAAGTAGTAACTCTAGTGCATCGAAAAGACAATCCAGTAACTGTAGATCATTTTTGTTTTGAAATAGCAGATGAATGGGTAATTGGGTATGGCTTTGACGATAACGGACTAAAACGCAATTATAGAAACATTTATAAAATATAGTTATGAAACATCCAGATCCTAAACAACATCAACGTATAAGTTTTCTTAAATCGGCTTTAAGACTTATAGGTTATTTATTATTACTAACAGAGCCGATCGCTGCCGTTACTATTTTAGTAGCGAGCGAAGGGTTAGGAATTTACGAGGAATTAGTATAATGTATCAAGCAGTAGCATATCATCAGAAATCTAATACTGTACATATTTGGGATGATGTTAAAGGTCATCTACAAATTAAATACAAGCCTTATGCATACCGCAAAGCGGCATACGGAAAGTTTGTAGCATTAGATGGGACATTACTTAATAAAGTTACAGATCACGAAAAAGACGAGCAAGGCTTGTATGAATCAGATATCAATCCAGAGACACGTACATTAATAGATATGTATACTGATTCAGATGATTTATCTACAGGACACCGTACTATTTTTATTGATATTGAGGTTGATATTGCTAACGGATTTTCTACGGCTGAAGATGCATATAATGAGATTACATCAATTGCTATCTATGATCAAGCAAATGATACGCGCCATGTTTGGATATTAGATAAGGCACGTGAAGTGCAGTCAACAGACATGATTCAGTCTTGTAGTGATGAATACGAACTATTGCAAAAGTTTTTATATAGGTATCAAATAATTCAACCGACTATTATAACTGGATGGAATATTGATTTCTTCGATATACCGTATTTGTATAATCGTATGGTACGAGTGTTAGGAGAAAATAAAGCTCGACAATTGTCGCCTATCAAAGACGTTATTTGGCTTAAGCATCGTAACCGATATCGTATATCAGGAGTTGCTTGTTTAGATTATATGGCATTGTATAAAAACTTTACATATTCAGAAGAGTCTAGTTATTCATTAGAAGCTATTTCGCAGAAAGAATTAGGTAAAGGTAAAATTAAATACGACGGCAATCTAAACGATTTGATGCATGCTGATATACAAAAGTATATTGACTATAACATGAATGACGTAGATCTGGTAGTTGATATTGATCGTAAAATGAAATTGATTGATTTAGCCCGTGGTATTTGTCATAAAGGTCATGTGCCATATGAAGATGTTTATTTTTCTACTAGATATCTAGACGGAGCTTCATTGACCTATTTAAAACGTTTAGGTTTAGTGGCTCCTAGTAAAAAAATACGTGAATCAGATGCTCCATTAGAATTGCTAGGAGCGTATGTAAAAGACCCGGATCCGGGTCGTTATAAATGGATATACGACCTTGACTTAACATCTTTGTATCCTAGTATCATTATGACACTTGGCATTTCGCCCGAAACAAAAATGTTTAAACTAGACAAATTTGACGGCATTGAATATGTTAAAGATAAAGGCACGCATTATTCTTGTAAAGGAAATGGATGGGCAACTGCTCAAGAACTACGTAATTATCTTACAGAAAATCAATATTCAATTGCAGCTAACGGAGTTGTGTATGATACTAAAACAAAAGGATTTATTCCGTCTATTCTAGAAAAATGGTTTGCAGAGCGTGTAGAGTATAAGAATCTCAAAAAGAAATATGAAAAGGAAGGCGATGCTGCAAAGGCAGAATATTTTGATAGGTTGCAGTTAGTTACTAAAATTCTTTTGAATTCATTCTACGGCGTACTAGGAAATCCAGGATTTAGATTTTTTGATCCGGATAATGCCGTAGCTATTACTAGTACTGGACAGCAACTAATTAAGTTTACTGCTGATATCGGTAATCAATACTACAAGAAAGAATTAGGAGCTGAAAAAGATTATTGTATTTATACGGATACAGACTCGACATTCTTTTCTTCTTTACCTATTATAGAAAAACGATTTCCTCAATTTGATATTACAGATGAAAAATGGATGGCCGAACGTACTATTGAAATTGCTAATGAAGTACAGGCGTTTATCAACAAATCGTATAATGTCTATGCTGATAAGTTTCATAATGTGCAGAGCCATCGCTTTGATATTAAACAAGAATTTGTAGCTAAGGCTGGTATATGGATTGCCAAAAAGCGTTATGCACAATGGCTTATTAATCAGGAAGGGCATACAATATCACGATTGGATGTAAAAGGACTAGACGTTGTTCGATCTAGCTTCCCCCCCGCATTTCGTAAGTTTATGGCCGAAGTACTCAAAGATATTTTAAATGATATTGATAAAGAAACACTAGACAATAAGATTCTTAAATTTAAAGATCATATGAAAACATTGCCGGTATTAGATGTAATGGCACCTACTAGTGTAAAAGAATTATCTAAATTTACAACTAAGAAAGCAGCTCCATTTGCTCCTAGACCTAAAGGTACGCCAGTGCATGTTAAGGCAGCGTTAAACTATAATGACTTGTTAAAATATTACAAGATTAAATCTATTCGTGAAATTATTGACGGGGAAAAGATTAAATGGACTTATCTACGTACTAATCCGTTAAACTTGGAGCAGTGTGCATTTAAAGGCTATGACGATCCAGCACAAATTGTAGAGTTAGTAACAACTTATATAGATTATGATAAAATCTTTATATCGTCATTGTATAATAAGTTGTCTGACTTTTATGAGGCAATGAATTGGGGACGAGTGCCTGAGAATAACAATATTGGAAAATTCTTTTCATTTTCTTAGGTTTTAAGTATAGTTGTACTTATATTAACATTAAATAATAAGTTATGATAGGACATAGAAAACATTGGTACGGCAAAGAAGTCGAAGGTCGATATACAGACTTAGAGACATTGTTTATAGCAGATTTAACAGATATTGCGACTGACGGTATAACATCGTTAGGTAAAATTCCGGCGCACATTTATTTATGCGCTCCAGCTGTTCGACAGTTGATCAACGGCATTGATGGCTTTAGTTGGGAAACAATTTTATCTTTGAAAGATGATAATACGTTTTTTACATTAGAAGTAAATGAAGATATGTTAGGGCTTACGCCGCCCATTGTTAGAATACATTGTCATATGCTGTTAATGTTTAATTGTTATGATGCTCGTTTGTTAAAGAAAACGGATAGTATTAAAATAGTTTATGATGATTATTCATTATATACATCTACCGTGCATAATATGCAGCACGTAACTCCCGATGATTATAAATTCGATCGATATGAATAAAGTTTGGATTGTAGATTTAGAAGCTGTTGATACTAGGTATACTGGTCAATGGAAAACCTGGATACCTGAGGTTGTTGCAAAGCATATAACTAGCAACAATTTAAAGTATGAAGTTTCGATCATCGAAGGAGATACTGATATTCCAGAAGCCACTACTCCCGGTGCATTTTTGAACTTTGGTGGTACTAATGTATATAAAAGTTCTCAAATGGCTAAGATAGCTAGAGCATTTACAAACGGAGAAGTTCGTTCAGGTGATATCTTTTTATATACAGATGCTTGGAATCCTACCATTATACAATTAAAGTATATGAGTCAGTTACTAGGCATCCCAGTAAAGATACATGCTCTTTGGCATGCTGGTAATTATGATAAAAATGATTTTTTAGGTAGACTTATTAAAGATAGTTGGGTGAAAAACTTTGAACTGTCATTGGCTCAGGCTATCGATTATAATTGGTTTGCTTCGGATTACCATATTAAATTGTTTAGAGACACATACGGTTACGAAGATATCAAATGTTATCGTACAGGATGGCCAATGGAGTATCTAGAAACATATATCAAACCTAAACAAAAAGAAAACATTGTATTGTTTCCACATAGGATAGCTCCAGAGAAACAGTTGGATATATTTAGAGAGATAGCAAAAGAAATGCCGGAATATGAATTTGTGATATGTCAGGATCGTAAACTTACTAAAGATGCATATCACGAAATGCTAGGTAAAGCTAAAGTAGTATTTTCGGCTAACTTACAAGAAACGTTGGGTATATCGTGCTATGAAGCTGTATTAGCAAATGCAGTACCGATGGTACCTAATCGTTTAAGTTACGATGAAATGTATTCGGCGACATTTAAATATCCAAGTGAATGGACTGAATCTTTAGAGTCGTCTCGTAACTATCGTAGCTTCTTGAAAGCTACAATACGGTTTCATATGGAATGCTATGATAATAATAGTAATTATTCATATCATTCTGTAATGAACGAACTTAAAACAAAATTGACACAAGAATATTTTAGTTGTAATAATTTATTAAAGGTAATGTTCAATGACAAATACTAAACCAAAAAGATTTATATACTTCCCGTCATTATCAGCGGGCGGCTCGGCAGACGCATTTAAAAAGAATAAAGATGTTCAGCCTGGATTGACATGTAGATTTTATGCAGAAGATTTTCCAGAAGAATGGAGACATCCGTATTTTCTAGTGACCGCGGGTCATTATTATAAAAAGCCAGAGACTAGAAAAGACTTTGGACTGGAAGATTCATTTGTATTCGGCGACTCGGGCGGATATCAGTTAGCCCGCGGAGCTCTAAAGTGGAGTCCGGAGATTCGTGAAACTATTTTTCATTGGTTAGAAAACAATGCAGATATTGCTGCAAATTTAGATATTCCGCCTAGAACTACATATGCTAATCGATTTGAAGATTCTTTAAAGATTAGTTTAGAAAACTTTCAGTGGTTTGAAAAACATCAATCCGGCAAGTGTACATTTCTTAATGTACTGCAAGGATCCAATACGCATCAATATTCATATTGGTATGATCAAGTCAAGGATTTTGAATTTGGAGGCTGGTGTGTTGGTGGTCCTCAAAAGCTTGTAGACTTTTTCTATGCATTGGCAGTAATGTTAAAGAATCGAGAGTTTGAAAAAAAGCGTAATGGATATATTCACTTGTTAGGCATTTCTAAAATAAGTGATTTTTATTTGTTAAGTACACTACAAAACAACTTTAATAAGCATTTTGATAGTAGAATACAAGTATCAACAGATAGTTCATCGCCAGGACAATATCCAGTATATGGAACATATCTTCATTCACCTCAATTGAGTAAAATGACGTTTAGCCATTTATATTTTCCAAAAGGAGATAATCTCCCATATAGGGCAGATGATAAAGTACCAAATCCGTTCGGTCATCCGATTGATATGACATTTGGAGAAGTAGCTAAATATGACGGTAATTGTACTTTAAAAATGGTATTGAATAATGTGTTTGCATTTAACAAAACTATTGATATGGTTAATGAATTATGTGATGCGCATTTAGAACTATTAGAAACAATTGTGCCGACCGATTTCTATCAGATACTTAAAAGTATGAATGAAATGTTTGAAGACCCGGATCAGGCATTAGTTATTTATGAAAAGTATCGTCATTACTATATGAACTATGGCGGTACTCATGTAACATCAACAAACGAAAATACATTTAACAAATTTTTTGAACTAGTATAATTATGAAAAAGACAGACCTTTTAAATTTTATTAGTCGTTATCATCTAGCAGGAGCGACTACATCAGTTAAGTGGAACGGAAGCAATGGTTCCACAGAAACTAAGTTTATCACCGATGACCAAAATGTCATTGGAAGTGTAACTTCTAAAAACATTGACTTAGGTAATTGTGAGCTAGGAGTTTATGCTACGCCTCAATTGACTAAAATGTTATCGGCAGTAAACGATGACCTAGACGTTTCCGTGAATAATTCAAATGGAACGGCTGTAAGTATTGACATTTCAGATAAGGAAGTTGATATGACATTTATGTTAGCTGACCTATCCGTTATTCGGCAAGTGCCTGAGTTGAAGCAACTTCCAAATTGGAATGCAGAGATTACAGTTGATAAAGATTTTGTTAATCGCTTTATCAAAGCTAAAAATGCATTACCTGAATCAGAAAACTTTGGAGTAACTGTTAAGTCAGGTAAGATAGAATTTATTGTAAATTATTCATCGATCAATACTAACCGAATTAAATTTGAAGTAGCTAATAGTTCAGCTAAAGATATGGATGTTATTTGCTTTTCTAGTAACTTGTTTAAAGAAATTTTGCAAGCTAATAAAGATGCTGATACTGGTAAGCTTGAAGTTTCGTCTGCAGGACTAGCGCGAGTATCATTTACATCTCAAACATATACATCGACTTATTATCTAGTACAATTACAAACAACCTAATGAAAGTACGATTTAAAAAATTAACAGACCAAGCTACAATGCCAAGCTATGCAAAGCCTGGCGATGCTGGTTTAGATATGACAGCGTTTTCATATGTAACAGACCCAAATAATCAAACTATTAATTATCATACGGGTATTGCAGTAGAAATACCTGAAGGATATGTGGGTCTGTTATTTCCTAGAAGCTCTGTATATAAAACAGATTTGATCTTATCTAACTGCGTAGGAGTAGTAGATTCAGGATATCGCGGCGAAATTGTCTTTAAATATAAGATGCCAACCAAAGCATATTTTGCATCACTGCGTAGATTTGAAGTAGGAGATCGAGTAGGTCAATTAATAATTTTACCGTATCCGCAAATCGAATTAGAAGAAGTACTCGAATTATCCGAGACGGAACGTGGCGTTGCAGGATTTGGTAGCACAGGAAAATAATATGCCAAGAAAAAAAGTAGTAGCACCAGTTACAGAAAATGTAGAAAATCCGTGGAAGCAGTTGTTATCTACGGCCGAAAGTTTATATATTAGCGTAGATGAACAATACAAGATAGCTCCTAAAAACGAATTATCTAGTATGTTAATTTCGTTATCATCAGTAATTAATTCTTTTAAGAAACAAAACGATGTTTGGGAATCAAGAAAATAGTTTATGGGTCGAAAAGTTTCGGCCGTCGACATTAGAAGGATATGTCGGTAATGAACATATTATAGAAAAAGTAAAACTATATATTCAAAGTGGAGATGTTCCGCATTTGTTGTTTTACGGATTAGCAGGTACAGGTAAAACTACTTTAGCTAAAATTATCGCTAATAACGTTGATGCTGATGTATTATATATTAATGCCTCAGACGAAAACAATATTGAAACGGTACGTACAAAGATAAAAAACTTTGCTAGTACTGTAGGATTTCGTACATGGAAGATTTGTATATTAGATGAGGCTGATTACATGACGCCTAATGGTCAAGCTGCGTTACGTAATCTTATGGAAACGTTTAGTAAGACAACAAGATTTATTTTGACATGTAACTATGTAGAAAAGATTATTGACCCGATACAAAGTCGATGTCAGACATTTTCTATTGAACCGCCTAGTAAAGTCGATGTAGCAAAACGCATATCAGCAATCTTTACAGAACTAAATGTAGAGTATGACAAAAAAGATCTAGTTACTATAGTTAACTCTGGATATCCAGATATACGTAGAATATTGAATTCTTGTCAGCGTCAGGTAATTGACAATCGGTTAAAAATAGATAGTACAAGCTTAATTCAAGCTAATTACATGACTAAGATTCTAGATATATTTGTACAACAAGAATCTAGAAAAGATGCATTCACTCAAATACGTCAGGTTATTGCCGATAGCAAAGTAAAAGATTTTACGGCATTATATCGATTTTTATTTGATGAAGTAGATAATTATGCAAAAGGTCATATTGCTAACGTAATTCTAATTCTAGCAGAATCTCAATATCAAGATTCTTTTGCTATTGATAAAGAGTTACATGTTATGTCAATGATGATTAAGTTAATAAACGAGTTAAAAACAAAATAAAAAAGGTTATGGCAAAACAAATTTTCTTTGATTCTCACAGTCGAGATGGCTTAAAGCGTGGAATTGATACGCTAGCAAATGCAGTAAAAGTAACATTAGGACCTAAGGGCCGTAATGTAGTTATTGACAAACCAGGCATGCCGCCCATTGTAACAAAAGACGGAGTATCTGTAGCTAAAGAAATTGATCTTAAAGATCCTTTAGAAAACATTGGCGCCCGACTAGTTAAGGAAGTAGCTAGCAAAACTGCCGATATTGCAGGAGATGGAACTACAACCGCCACGGTATTGGCACAGTCAATTATTACATCTGGTATTAAACATGTAGCAGCTGGAGCTAATCCTATAGAAGTAAAGCGAGGAATAGATAAAGCTGTAGCGGCCGTCGTTAACGAATTAGATAATATTGCAACTAAGATTGATAATGAACATGAAAAGATCAAACAAGTAGCTTCAGTATCTGCTAATAACGATGATGCTATTGGTACATTGATTGCTGATGCAATGTCAGAAGTTGGATTAGAAGGAGTTATTACTGTTGAAGAAGCAAAAGGAATTGAAACGGAACTTAAGACCGTAGAAGGAATGCAATTTGATAGAGGCTATATTTCGCCCTATTTTATCACGGATAATGCTAAGATGGAAGCCGTGTACGAGACTCCGTATATTCTAATCTTTGATAAGAAAATCAGCCATGTTAAACAATTCTTGCCGATACTAGAAAAGGTAGTACAGACCGGAAAACCATTGGTTATTATTGCCGAAGACGTTGATGGAGATGTGTTAGGTACATTGGTATTGAATCGTGTACGTGCTGGACTTAAAGTTGTAGCAGTTAAGGCACCAGGATTCGGTGATCGTAGAAAAGAAATGTTGATGGATATTGCAACACTTACCGGTGCTAATCTTGTATCTGAAGAATTAGGACGTACGTTGGAAGATACTACAATTGAAGATTTGGGTATCGCTGAAAAGATAATTGTAGCCAAAGACACTACTACAATTGTCAATGGTTACGGGGCAGCTGAAGATATCAACCAACGTATTGAAATTATTAAGAATCAAATCGATGGCAGTACTTCAGATTATGACCGTGAAAAGCTACAAGAACGCTTAGCTAAAATGGTAGGCGGAGTAGCTGTATTATCTATCGGCGCTGCAACAGAAGTTGAAATGAAAGAGAAGAAAGACCGAGTCGATGATGCAGTTAGTGCAACCCGCGCTGCGGTAGAAGAAGGAATTGTTCCTGGAGGAGGTGTTGCCTTTATACGAGCACAAAAAGCACTTGATACTATTAATGTAGACAACGATGATCAGTCGTTTGGTGTTAATATTATTTATAAAGCTATCGAATCACCACTTCGACAAATTTGTGAGAATGCAGGAGTTGATGCATCGGTTATTATACGTGATATTAAAAATAGTAACGAGGTTGGTTACGGATATAATGCTCGTACAGAACAATTCGAAAACCTATTGACATCAGGCGTTATTGATCCAAAGAAAGTTACACGTGTAGCGCTTCAACATGCAGCGTCAATTGCATCAATGGTATTAACAACCGAGTGTGCTGTTATTAATATTCCAGAAGAGAATACTAAGCAACAAGCACCTCAATATGATTTGTAATTTATAAAAAAGGAATTATATTATGGCTAACAAGGATATGACTAAAGTAGGTCTTGATACTGGCGCGCAACCTAAGTTGCGTGCTCAAGATCTCGAAAACATCGTTTGTGAAAACTGCGGTGGTAGATTTTTTAGACAGGTACATGGATTTAAGCGTGTGCCAAAATTATTATCGCAGTCTGGTAAGGAAGAAATTATTCCGATTCCAACATTTCGTTGTGATGACTGTGGACATATTAATGATGAATTTATGTTAGCGTGAGTACAAAAGCAGCAACCATATTCGATCACTTATCCCATATAACGGAGAAAAAAACTCCGTGGGATAAGTTATCGGAATTAGATCAAAAATCTTTTAGTCCATATCTAATTAATAGATGGCTATCGATGCATCCTGATTATATTGAGCTAGTTGATATGTTCCAACAATATACAATCGGCGGAATGGATCGTAAACATGTGTATCAATTATATTCGGATATACTACCTAAACGAAAAGTATTTGCTAAATATATAAAAGGCAAAGACTCTGATAAGTATAACAAAGAATTGATTGAGTTCATGGCTATGCACTATAGTGTATCTCAACGAGAAGCTTTAGAGTATGTTAGCATACTGATGGAATTAGATGCGGATTCTATTGTAGAGTTATTACGTAAATACGGTAAGACTGATAAAGAAATAAAAGTATTAATGAAATGAAAGACTTAATTACAGATGCGGTAATCGAGGATTTGCGTTCACGTAGTCAACGTGGGATTGCAAAATATAACACTACATTAGATCAGAATAACAAAGATGATTTCATGAATCATTTATACGAAGAGTTATTGGATGCTGCTCAGTATGTTAAAAAAGAAATGTCTGTTATACCAGAACTTCAAAATCTTATACGTCAATATCCTAACGATATAGATTTAGGGCGTATTATACGTGCAAAATATTATAAATAAAATTTGGTTTTTTGAAGTGTAGTACTTATAATTAAGTATGGATAAGTTTATTAAGTATAGTATACGTGAACCTAAAGAAGGCGAACGTAAGATATCGTATTCACAATATTCAATGTATTCTACATGTCCCAAGCAATGGGAGTTAGCATATGTTAAAGGACTACGTACATTTTCGCAAAGTATACATACATTGTTCGGTACAGCGTTGCACGAAACATTGCAATTGTATTTAACTACAATGTACAATGATTCCGTTAAACAAGCTGATAATTTAGATTTACATGGCATATTACGTGAAAAATTGTTTACTGGATATAAACAAGCCTATGAACAAATGGGCGAGAGACATTTTTCCTCTAAACAAGAGTTGTCTGAATTTTATTTAGACGGCGTTGCTATACTTGACTATTTCCGTAAACATCGTAGTAAGTACTTTTCAACAAAGACAGAAGAGTTAGTTGGTATTGAAGTACCTATATATCATCCGGTATCAGATAAGCATTCTAATATATTTATGGTATCATATTTAGACGTTGTAATGCGTAATAAAAATACTAATCGATACAAAATTATTGATATCAAGACTAGTACTAATGGATGGAATAAGTATCAAAAAGCTAACAAGGTAAAGGCATCACAGTTAGTTTTATATAAGCATTATTATGCACAACAATTTGGAGTTGATGTAGACCATATAGATATTTTATATATGATTGTTAAGCGTAAGCTTATTGATGGAGCATTGTTTCCGCAAAAACGTATACAAGAGTTCAATCCAGCTAGCGGCAAACCTACACGTAACAAGCTTATTAATGAAATAACTAATTGGGTAGAATCTAGTTTTGATGCATTAGGTGAGTACAATACACAACGAGAATATCCTGCCATAGCAGGTAAAAATTATAAAAATTGCAAATATTGTGAGTTTGCAGAAGATGATGAATTATGTCCGTTAAAAAACAGAATCAAGCTATAAAAATGAAATGTGCGATTATCGGCAGTCGTGAATATGAAAACGTTAGTAAAGTCAAAGACATACTAACAGATCTTAAGAAACGATACGGTCCAGAATTAGTTATTATTTCGGGAGGATGTCCAGATGGCGCAGATAAGTATGCTAAAAAGTATGCACTAGAGTTTGGTATTAACTATAAAGAATTTAATCCTGCACATACACCTAGAAATTTGCATAGTGCCATGTCAGATAATTATTACGGCAAACCATATCATGTATCTCAGTTTCATCATCGTAACATGCTTATTGCAAAAGACTGTGATGTTATGATAGCACTAATACCTAAAGGTATATCCTCAAAAGGTAGTGCTAGTGCAATAAATGCCGCAAAACGTTTCAATAAAAAAGTAGTTATACTAACGTAGTAGCATATTTATATTAAATAAAAAGAACGGTTATAGGAGTTTAATGCAACAGTTACAATTACCAAAGCTTAGGAAGATCGATCCTAACAAACCAAAGAAAAAGAAAATTTTATTGTTGTCAGATGACCTGCGTATGCATTCAGGTATCGCAACAATGTCACGTGAAATTGTCCTTAATACATGTAGCGAGTACGATTGGGTTCAATTAGGCGCAGCAATCAAACATCCGGATTACGGAAAGGTATTTGATATAAGTGCTGATGTAGCTAAAGAATCTGGAGTAGCTGACGCTAGCTGTAAAATTTATCCGTACAACGGATATGGCGATCCACAAATTCTACGTCAACTAATAGATATAGAGAAGCCCGATGCTATTCTGCATTTTACAGATCCTAGATTTTGGGGATGGCTATATCAAATAGAACATGAGATCCGTCAACAGATTCCATTGATGTACTATAACATATGGGACGATCTTCCATATCCGTTTTGGAATGAGCCATTTTATGAGTCATGTGATTTGTTAATGAATATATCACGTCAAACGCAAAACATTGTAAAAAATGTAATACGTAAACATCCAAAGCAAGATTGGGCAGTACAATGGGTGCCACATGGTATCAATGAGCGATATTTCTTTCCTATAACGGAAGATATGCCAGTATGGAATGATTATGATAAATTTGTTACTGAGTTTAAAAAGGCGCATAATGCTGAATTTGTAATCTTTTGGAATAACAGAAACATACGTCGTAAACAGCCTGGCGATGTTATTTTAGCTTATAAGCGTTTTTGCGACTCATTGCCAGCAGATCAATCTAGTAAATGTGTATTATTTATGCATACACAGATTGTAGACGAACATGGTACAGACCTAATGGCAGTTAAAAACACGGTATGTCCTATGTATAAGATTGTATTTAGTGATAAACCAGTGCCAGCAAATATTATTAACTATTATTACAATATGGCTGATGTAACTGTAAACATCGCTAGTAATGAAGGATTTGGATTGTCTAGTGCAGAATCTATTATGGCAGGAACGCCTGTAGTAAATAATGTAACTGGTGGATTGCAAGATCATTGTAGATTTCAAACCGAGGATGGTGAATGGATAGAATTTACGTCAGAGTTTCCTAGTAACCATAACGGCGATTATACGCAATGTGGCCAGTGGGCATATCCAGTATTTCCGAGTAATAGATCATTGCAAGGTTCACCATTAACTCCTTATATATTTGATGATCGCTGTAAATTTGAAGATGTAGCTGATGGCATTAAATATTGGTATGATATGAGCCGCGAACAACGTAAGAATGCAGGACGAATTGGACACGCATGGTTACGTAGTACAGAGTCAAATATGTCGGCTCGTAGAATGGGTAAACGATTTATCGAGTGTATGAATACGTGTTTCGAAAATTGGACACCTAGAAAAAAATATTCTTTTTATAAAGTTACAAAAACAACATATCCAGAACAAGTAGGAATTATATGAAACCATTTATTGTAATACAAGGACCAGTAGCTACCAGATCTGGCTACGGTGAACATGCAAGAGATCTAGCATATAGCTTAATTCAATCAAACAAATACGATGTAAAGATTGTATCATTGCCATGGGGAGCAACGCCTATGAATGCATTGGATTTAAATAATCCTAAACATAAAGCAATTTCAGATTGTATTGCTAGACAAAACATAACAGTACGTCCAGATGTATTTATTCAAATATCAATTCCTAACGAGTTTCAGCCAATGGGTAAATACAATATTGGAGTTACTGCAGGAATAGAAACTGATACAGTATCGCCGCAGTTTTTGGAAGGCTGTAATCGTATGGATTTAATTATTACAACGTCAGATCATTCCAAACAAAGTTTTGAAATGACTAGTTATGAAATGCGCGATAAAAATACTAATCAGGTTACAGGTACACTTAAACTAGAAAAGCCTGTTAAAGTATTGTTTGAAGGATTAGATCTAGATGTCTATAAAAAACACAAATATGATTACAATACAATATTGCCTGAGTTAAATGATATTAAAGAATCATTTTGCTATTTATTTGTAGGGCATTGGTTAAAAGGAGACTTTGGAGCCGATCGTAAAGATATCGGATCTTTAATTAAAACCTTCTGTGAAGCATTTAAAAACAAAGCCAAACAGAATCGTCCGGCACTTGTACTTAAAACAAGTCATGCAACATTTAGTATCATGGATAGAGATCATATCATGCAAAAGGTGGAACAATTGTTAGCTCCATATGGCATTGATGCTCCTAGTGTGTATTTGATACATGGGGATCTGAATGAAAATGAAATGAATGCTTTGTACAATCATCCCAAAATCAAAGCGTTAGTATCATTTACTCACGGAGAAGGATATGGCCGACCATTACTAGAATTTACAGTAACTGAAAAGCCAGTTATAGCTCCAAATTGGTCTGGACAAGTTGATTTCCTTAAGCATGCAGTATTGTTACCAGGAGAAGTTACTCAGGTACATCCGTCAGCAGCAGATGATTGGATCTTGCGAGAATCTAGGTGGTTTACTGTTAATTATGGTCATGCTGCAGCTGTCTTGCGTGACATGATGGAAAATTATAAGAACTATACAGATAATGCCAAGCGGCAGTCATATTTAAGCAAGACACAATTTTCTATAAATCAAATGTCAGCAATGTTTTGTAATATAGTAGAGGAGTCGTTAAATACAATGCCTAAACAAGTACAATTGCAATTACCAAAACTAAAGAAAGTCGGAGAAACAACGGACGCTCCTAAAATTACATTACCAAAATTAAAAAAGGTTGAAGCATGAAATTAGAATACGATAGCATATCGCCGATCACAAAAAACTTATGTGTATTGTCTGAGCCAGATGACACTACGGGCGTTATGAGTTACATGTGTATGGAATCTGGATATGTCACAACAGACCAATTGATTGAAGGTTCTCAACAAATCGAAGAGTTCGAAAAGGGCATTACAACATTGATGCGACAAATTAAATTTACAGATCCTGAAACTAAATTAGTTTGGTATCCTGCTTTTTTAAGATCTCCATATGCCATGTTGTTTTGTACCGGCACCAATGAGCATGACATGTTATGGCAAGTAGCTAAAGTAGTAGATCTGCCCAAAGAATTGCGTGCACAAGTACCTGGTAAAGAAGGGGAATATTATACATCGATGATTGATACGGCAAATGCTACGTCATATGATAAGGCTTTGTTCGAAAATGCGCTCGATTTATTTTATGAGATTATTTTTAAAGAGACACAAACAGACCCAATTGAATTGAATCAAGATGAAAATTAGTTACGCAGTTACAGTTTGTAATGAATTGGAAGAAATCAAACGTCTAATTAGTTTTCTCCATCAACACAAACGCCCTGAAGATGAAATTTGTGTTTTATTAGATAAACCAAAAGCCCCCCCAGAGTTATTATACCAATTAAGTGTATATTCTTCTGAAGGTTTTATTGTCTTAACAGAAAGTGAATTTAAAGGACATTTTGCTGATTGGAAAAATCAATTAATGGATATGTGTTCTGGTGATTACATCTTCCAAATTGACGCTGATGAAATTCCTCATATTAATCTAATTGAAAACTTACCTGCGTTACTACGAGACAACCAAGCAGCTGACATGATCAGAGTACCTAGAGTAAATACTGTAGAAGGTTTAACTCAAGCACATATAGCAAAGTGGGGATGGAATGTAAATGAAAAAGGATGGGTAAATTGGGCTGATTGGCAAACGAGGATCTATAAGAATAACGGAATTGTTAAATGGAAGAATAAAGTTCATGAAGTACTAGAAGGATTTAATATCCACGGCATGCTTCCAATGGAAGAAGAATGGGCTTTATATCATCCAAAAACAATAGAACGCCAGGAACGTCAAAATAATTATTACAATACTTTATGAAAAATGTAGTTATATTTCAAGACTGGGTTCAAGGGAAAACATATGGGCATGAATGGCAGCAAGATGAATTATTTTCATATTTTAGAGCACAGATTGATAATAGTTTAAGATTGGGCTGGAATCCTAAAGATATTGTTATATGTACTAACTTAGATTTTAAATATAAAGATGTTACGATTATACAATTAAATGACATATGCCAGTACAATAAATATTTTAATAAACAATACGGTATCGCCGAAATATTACGACGTGAGTTAATCACAGAACCGTTCTGGTTTCATGACTTTGACGATTGGCAGTTAAACGCATTCGAGTTTCCAGGCTTCACTGGCGATATTGGCGTATGTAGATATATAGATGATTCGCAATGGAATACAGGATCTGTATTTGTCAAACCTTCAAGTATTGATATATGGGAACTAATTGTTGACTTCATGAAAATAAATGACGGGCATCCGGATTTATTGCAATCAGGAGATGAAAATATTTTTAATTTTATATATCAACAATATCCTTCAATACAACATAGATTTTGTTTATTAAATAATCAATATAATGTTGGATGTACACAATTCGACTATAGATATAAATCATCTAACTTGCCAGTGTATGTAGGAGCGTTTAAACCTAATGATATAAGTAATTATAAGAAGTTTTATAGTCAAAATTTAATTGACAGTGAACTACATAATATATTTAAAGAACATGGATTATTATCTTAAATTTATTAAGATAAATTGAAAATAGTTTATATATTGCTATAAATAAAAAATACTATGAGAATAACTAATATTGACACTTTAAGTGCATACTTAGACAGACTTATTACAGAAAATATTAAATTATATTTTTTTAAGAAAGATGGTTTAGCTGATAAAGTAGAGCATCAATTAATAATAGTTTCTGAAATTAAGAAAAAAATATCTGAATTAATGTATGAAGTTGTTACTAACAGCTCATATGAGTATGTGGAAGAATATCGTACTTTTAATGAAGATTCAATTATTGAAGAATTAGAAGAATTAATACAAAATGATATTAATATTGGAGAAGCTGATAGAGCTAGACTAGAAGAAACAACAAAAGATATTCCTAATGTGGATCGTATGATTGTAAATGAAAAGCGATTACGTAAGGCTAATGAAGGTCGGGCTAGAAATAAAAACAAAATCGATGATTTATTTAAAACGGCATTTAAAAAATGAGTCTGAATAAAACAATATTGATTACAGGTGTAGCTGGCCTGTTAGGAAGTAGATTAGCTGATTGGCTTATAGAGAATAAGCCCGAGTATCGAATTGTCGGTATAGATGATTTAAGCGGCGGATATATAGACAACGTACATGTAAATGTAGCATTTAATCATATTAATATAGCAACAAACGTATCATTACTTAGCGAGTTGTTCCAACGTGAAAAGCCTGAATATGTATATCATATGGCAGCCTATGCCGCCGAAGGATTATCTCCGTTTATTAGAAACTATAATTATCAAAATAATTTGTTAGCTACCGCGAACATTGTTAATGAATGTATCAAACACGATGTTAAGCGATTAGTATTTACATCTACAATGGCAGTATACGGCCATGGCGAAGGTGGAGTATTTGATGAACTACAGATGCCTAAACCAATTGACCCATATGGAGTTGCTAAGTATGGTTGTGAAATGGATATACAAATTGCCGGAGAACAACATGGATTAGATTGGTGTATCATACGTCCGCATAATGTATATGGAGCTAAACAAAACATATGGGATAAATATAGAAATGTATTGGGTATATGGATGTATTATCATATACATGGGCAGCCTATAACAATATACGGCGATGGTACTCAAAAGCGTGCATTTTCATATATCGATGATTCATTAGAGCCATTATTTAATGCATGTATTGAAGCAAAGGCATCTAAACAAATTATTAACCTCGGAGGCATTAAAGAATATAGTATTAACGAGGCAGCTAATATATTATCAGATATATTAGGTGGCGCTAATAAAGTTTATTTAGAAAAACGTCATGAAGTACATACAGCCGTACCTACATTTCAAAAGTCGATTGATATATTAGGATTCGAACATCATACAGATCTTAAACAAGGATTATCTAAAATGTGGGAATGGGCACGACAACAGCCGAAACGTGATCGATTCATATGGCCTGAATATGAAATAGAAAAAGGAATTTATAATTTTTGGAGTAAAAAATGAATATAGAAGAAGTAGTAGATAGAGCCTTTAGTTTATATATGCCACAGGAACGTGATGAGATTGTGCAATTAGCTAAGTTTGTTTATGAGTTACAACCTAAGGTTATAGTTGAAATAGGAACAAAGTTTGGTGGCACGTTTATGATATGGAATGAAATAGCTCCCGGAATTAAAATAAGCGTTGATTTAGTTGAAGGTATACATGGCGGAGTATCTAGATCAGATACAGATGCGCGTAATGCTAGATTCAAAGAGTTGTATAATGATTCGTGTATTTTTATTGAAGGCGACTCGCATGATAAATCTACATATGATTTACTAGTTAAGACTTTAGGCGGTAAGACAATTGATTTTCTATTTATCGATGGCGATCATACATATGAAGGTGTGAAAGAAGATTACGAAACATATTCTACATTGGTTAGACAATCTGGATATATTGGATTTCATGATATTAATGATACGCAACGCCATAGAGATCGTAATGTGTATGTAGGTAAGTTATGGAATGAGTTAGTCGGGGAAAAAACTGAATTTAATGTTAATGCTGATTGGGCAGGTATAGGAGTAATTAAAAAAGGTTAATATGTCTAAACGTATTGTAATTATACCAAATTTCGGAGAATCACATTTAATTAAATGCCAGATACCAAATTTAGTATCGACATTGAATCCGGATATTGTAATCTATAACGAAGGCGTATTTCCGACAGGGCCGGAAAGTCGTACATTAATCGATTCGGAGTTTAGAAAAAAATATTGTTATAAAGATACTAATTTAGCATGGGATACATTAGAAACACAACAATTAATACGACAGGCTCAATTAGATTATACGAATATACAATGGATACATAACGAAATGACATTTCCTATAGGCATGAAAGCTTCAGATGCCTATACATATGCAGTTTCCAATTGGGATGAATTAGGTATTAATGTAGAGTATGGGGATTATATTTTTCCATATGAGCCTGATATTTTTCATATGGAAACTATGGGCGACGGAATTTCTTCGTTATTAGAACAGTTACAACCAAACGAAGGGTTTACTAGTATATGGTTAGATTTTTTAGAAACTCAGTATTATATAGAAGCTTGTAATAATCCATTAAATGGACATGTAAAACGTAGGAAAATTGCATTACGATTCGGCGATATAGATTTTTATCGACATGTTGTAAGCCAATTCGAATCGCAACGATATAACATGTTACATGAAAGTGATTTAGTTACATATCATTACAATTGGTTTAGATTTGACAAAAATAAAGAGTTGCGTTACGATCAAATAGTGAGAAGCTCTGAATATTGGGACGCGTTCGAACAAGGATTATCTAAAATAAAATATAATTCAGTGCATAATATACAGGAAGATGTGTTATTACGACCTTCACGTGATAATATAACTAGAATGGCATCATATATTAATATCGATCACCCAGCGGCTATAAAATCGCATACAAATTTTATTAAATAAAGAAATACATGAAATACATATTTTTATTTTTTGGGGCACATGACGGCCGCGTTGTTAGTCAGTTAGATAAACTTACTATTGACAAAGTTTACGGAGAAGCTACCCATTGGGATGAAATACATTTATTTGAACCGCAGACAGAGCACGAATCAACATTAAAAACTTTAGCATTAAATGATAAAAGAATTAACTACCATAAATGTGCAGTTAGTACAGAAAATAAGGCCGGTACTCTATATGTAAAAGGCGATTTTGGTTATTGTAGTAGTACAATCGATCAATATAAGCATGCCGGCCATCTTCATTTTACAGAAACTGTACAAATTATTGATATTGTAGACTGGATTACAAAAAATACCTCTGCACAAGACTATGTATGTATTGATATGGATATAGAATGTGAAGAATATAACATTTTACCTTATATTATTGATTCAGATATTATGGATAGAATTAAATTTATTAGTGTAGAATTTCATGAAGGTAAATCTCATTATTGGTCACAAGAAGGATACGATAGACAGGTACGATTATTTACTTACCAACGATTAGGAAATAAATTTATAGATCATGATACGTATTACGCGTAAATTTTAATTATGTGGAAAATTTAGATATGGAAAATAACAAGCCGATAAAAGTTTTATTTTTAGTCATGTACTCTGGAGAAGGAGATTATGATAAATGTATCGAATCTGCTAAAAATCAGATTGGTATAGAACCGTATTTTTACGAGGTGAGACACCAGCCGTTAATGAATGCTCATTATGAAATATATTCTTATTGGAATGAACATAGAGATGAGTATGATATGTTCGTAAAATTAGATGCCGATTTTGTTTTATACAATGATACAAAGATTATTGACGTATATAACGCTATGAGTAAAACAAATTTAGCAATACTATGTGTATGGGCTGATGATTTTTTACGTAAACGTCTAATTCCCGGAATGGTTTTTGGTAATAAGCATTGTACATTTAACGTTAATAATGTAATTAACGGCGAAAAGGCAGTCTATGACACAGGCATGTATGTCATTGAAGACGGATATCGTTTTGACGATACTTCTATAGCCCAAAGTTTAGCTCCATCGGCATTGCACGGTCATTATTCATATCCTATACAATTATTTGCGCAAGGTGTTAAACGTAGATTACGTAGAGGGGGTCAGTGGGATATATATCAAATAGTGCAGCATGAATTTAATAATAATCCGGATAAATTAAGATTTATGTTTTTAATCGGCTGGGCTTTAGCTGAAAATGTATTATCTAACGACTATAACTACACGGATAAGAAATTTAATGAATATTTTACCAAAGTTAATGAGTTAGTTAATACAACAGACCATGGGTATAAAGTTTCCAATATACTTAATAATCTATAGTTAACGGTTGTTTTTTAATAGAAAAGTTATTATATTAACCATATGAAAAAGAATGTAGTATTTTTTACTGTGATGGATCAGGCTCCGGATAATATGGAGTATAAACAATGGTGTTTCGAAAGTTGGAATTATTGGGCTAAAAAGCATAATGTAGAAATATTTGTACTAGATACACCATTATACGATAAAGCTTTAATGAAGCCTACTTGGCAGCGTTGGCACGTTTTAGAGATTCTAGAAGCTAACGATATTAATTATGATCAAGTAGCATTAGTCGATGCTGATACATTAATTCATCCAGACGCTCCTAATTTCTTTGAGTCGACTGATCACGAATTCTCGGCAGTTCAGGATGATATAATGGTAGAATGGGTACATAATAGTATTGAAGGATATAAAGATTTCTTTACCGATACTAATATTGATTGGACTACATATTTCAATTGTGGATTTGTAGTTATTAACGAAAAACATAAAGCTCTATGTAAACAAATTACTGAATTTTATTATGCTAACTTAGAAGAACTTCGTAATAGGCAGCATAATACAGTAAAGAAAGGTTCAGATCAGACTCCTGTTAATTATATGGCAAATGCATTTGGTAAAGTTAATTTGTTAAATAAGAAATGGAATTTTACTCATCTTCATTTAAGAGGAGTGCTTAATCAAATGCTACCTAAAGTCGGATATATATATCACTTTAATGGATTTGATAAAACTCAAAGAGATTCGATAATGAATCAATGTTGGACTTTATTAAAACAATATTCTAATGTACAAAACTAAATTCGCAATAGGATGCTTGGTTCAGTGGTATGAGCTCGATATTATACCATTGTATATACAAAGTTTACATGAAGCTATACAATCATATAAAGGTGAAGTTATAGTCGACGTAATTGTTTCTATGAATCAAAATTTAGAAAAAACAAATTTAACTGAAGATGAATTTTGGCTAATAGAAGAAAAAATTTATGATGCGTTTAAAAATTCGTTAGGCATAAATAATTACCAAATTAAAAGCACTGAATCGTTATATACGATTGCTGATTATAGAAGAGAGTTTAATGAAAAATATTGCGAACATGTCGATGTATTAATTTGGGGTGAGTCTGACATGTTAGTACCTAAACAAATGTTTATTGTATTAGATAGTTTACACCAATCACAATCAACTGCGACTCCTAAATATTTAGCGACATTCGGAATTTGTAAAATGTGGGACGAATCTTGGAAAGTGTTAGAACATCCCGAGTTTACTAATATGAGTCATTCAGACTCTAAAAATGATTGGTGGGGTGTAAATTATGATATGAATATTGACGAAATGAATTCATTTAATGATAAAATTTCTGAATTAGACGTTAAGATAATCGAGACACATAAATTTAATGGATGTGGGTTGGTAATATCATCAGAAATAATTAAATCGGGTGTCAATATTCCTAGGTCAGCATTTTTTGTTCATGAAGACACTGCATTTATGCTTATGACTCAAAAAGTATTAGGCCATATACCCCAATATCACTTTAAAAATATTTTATTAGTTCATAACAGAAAGCATAGAGACAAAAGATCGTATATCGCAGGAGAGTCTGGAGAGACTGTCGGTCAGCGGCGAAATAGTAATAAATGGTATACGGTTGCAAATCGGATGTGTGAGCAAAATGTATATAACATATTCAATCCAAAATATAAATCATTTACATGGGAGGATGTATGGAACTCAATTTAACTGTAGCGATTGATGATATACATCCAGAGAAAGATTGGGGTCTACCTGGCGATGAATGTATGGAATACTTAGATTCTTTACATAAAGAGTTTGGTACTAAATTTACATTATTCATACCTAGTAACTATCATAGGCAATATCCTTTAAGTGAACATAAGGATTGGATTGATTGGCTCAAGTCATTAGGTTATTTTGAACTAGCAGCCCATGGACATTATCATGCATGTAGACGTACTGATATAGGCGAATGTGAATTTTTTGAATTAGATAATGACATTAATGTCACGGAACGTATACAAATGATACTTAACGAATGGCAAAAAGTCAATCATATACCAGTCGGCTGGAGAAATCCTGGATGGTTAGCTCACCCGACAGCCGTTAAACATTTAGGTAGGCATTTTAAATATGCAGCTGTACATTATGAGCATAACCATAATTTAGTATGGGATTGTAAGATGATATTTGGAGCAGACGGTATACATGAATCAGATATTGGTATACATGACGGAGCTTTAATGTTTCAAAGCCATATAGCTGGCGATTGGAATAAAAACTCATGGAATCGTGCTAATTACGAACAATTTAGACATTCTTTGTTACATATACATAGCCAGCATAAAATAACAAACAAATTTATCATGGAACTATAATGAATACTAGAATATTGGTTATCGGTAACGGTTACATAGCAGACAACTTTATTTGTTCTGTTAAGGATAAATATGATGTAACGGTATATGCTCGTTTAAAAAATATAGAGTATAGTAATGTAACATACATTTATGATTTAGTAGAACATATTAATATGTTAACGAATGATTTTGATCATATCTATATTTTATTCGGGCATTCTAGACCAAACACTACGTCAACACTCAACGAAGTTATATATTCGAATGTATATCTCATATCAAAAATACTAGATTTTGCTAGTACTAACATGTCTAAGATATTCTATCCAGCTACGTCCTTAGCTCTGACTGAATCGACACGTAAGTTAAATTATTATTCGTATTCGCATACGATAGCAATTGATATGATACGTCAGTCTAAGCTTATATATACTATTTGCTATTTGCATAACATATACGGCAGTCTAACAGGAGCGCCAAAAAAGAATAAAATGGTAATTGATAATTTTATAGATTGTTATCACGATGGCCGGCATGTACAACTAATTAATGACGGCATTCAACGACGTATATTTACGCATATATCAGATGTTATAGATTACATGATATTAAATTTAGACTGTACTACTAATAAAGAGGTTAATTTAGTTAAAGATAATGTAGTGTATTCTGTTAAAGAAATTGCAGAACTGTTAGAACTACAAACTGTAAGTGTAAATAATACGTTATATTCATTAGATGACCCATATACATTAGCAATTGACGACTTAGGTATATGGAAAGAACAAATTGATATTAAAGATTGGATTACAAATAAAGTAAAAATATGAAAACAATAGCTTATTTCTTTTGGACTGGAAAAATTAATGATATGTTTACGAATTGTATAGATTCGTATAAAAAGTTAAACTTTTTCGATGAATGGTATATATTAACAGACAATGATTCTATTTTAGAGTATTATCCTGATTTTAAAATTATTAGAGTGCCTGATGACTGGACAACTAAGCGTTTTTATCTTAAAATGAGCGAATTACGTAAGATACGAGCTAATACAGGAGATCGTATAATGGTATTGGATGGCGATACCATGTGTTTAAAACCAATCGATGGATTCTTTGTCGATGGATATGATATTATTTTAACAACTCGTCATAGAGTCGATACATTTAAAATTAATGCAGGCGTATGGGGTTACATTAAAAATAATGTAACAGATGCATTTTTAAATCATGCTGCTGTTACAATAACAAATCCAATTAGTTGGTATCCATATTATAACTTAAAAATTAATCATCCATGGGATCGTGCTAGATCATTAACTAATATTGATTGGCCCGTCGATCAAGATTATTTAGAGATAGTATATAATCATCGGGATGATTTGTTAACTAATATCAATATTGATGCTAAAGTATATGTACACGAAAAAGGTATATACAATTGCATTGTAAGTCATTTAGAACATCCTGCAGTAGCAGAAGTTGATCCTTATATTGTACATTTTAAAAATATGTCAAGCGTAAAATGGAAAACTGAAAATAACATGTTATATAATTAAACTATGGAATTAAAAGATAAACTTTCGGTTATGGTTATGACACATATTATTAATGTGGCCACAGACCCATATTTAGATAATGAAATGATTATAACTACTATTCGTACGTCACACGATCGTATGAAGTTGCTAGGTGTCACATACTACATTTATATAGATTCATTTTTTAAAGAAAACTATCCAGAATATTATGATATCTATAAACAAAATTTGTTAAAGAGATTCGACAAAGAATTATCAGATATCAATATAGTAATTGTACCTGATGCTACATCTACACAAAAGGGCAATTGGATCCATATGATAAATAACTGTAATACTCCGTATTTCATGTTTCTAGAACACGATTGGGAGTTTATAAAAGATATACCGACGGATACTATATTATCAGAAATGGATCGTTATGAAAATTTTTCGTATATACGATTTTCTAGGTGGCCCGCAGGACATGGGCAAGAACTAAGATGGGATAGGGCTCATGGGGCTATTTATGAAAAAGAAATGGTGATAGGGGCTGACGTAGATCTTCCATTAACAAGAGTAGGATTATACTCAGGCAATCCACATATTGTTAAAACAAAAAAATGTAAAGATTTTTATTTGCCTGTGATCTTAAAGCATTTTCCTTATATTGGCGATAGAAATACATATTTAGAAAAAGAATTTTTAGGTATTATAGTACGTGATATACAAGTCCATGGACAACTTAAATCGCACGAAATATGGGGTACATTTTTATATGGATCACTTCCAGCATTTGAACCAGTAATTACACATTTAGGCGATTGGTGTAGAAAATCTTAATAAAAAGGATAATATGATTAAAATCGAAAAAGGTAAAAAGTATTTAGTAACAGGCGGCTCTGGATTTTTAGGCGTACCGTTAGTTAAATATATTATTGATAATGGCGGGGACGTACGTGTTATTTCACGTGATGAAGGAAAGTTAATAACTCTACGCGAATTATTTCCGTCTATAGAAATATATCCCGGGGACATTGCCGATGCATACGAAGTTAAACAAGCTATGCAAGGCATTAATGGCGTATTTCATTTAGCTGCATCTAAGCATGTTGGATTAGCAGAAACATTTGTCAGAGAGAATGTGAAAACTAATACTTTAGGGTCATTATATATTCTTGAAGAATCGTTACATATGGATTTAGACTTTGTATTAGGAATATCAACAGATAAGGCTGCACAAGTCTCTGGTGTATACGGAGCTACAAAATTATTAATGGAACGTTTATTTACGCAGTATGAAAAATTAAATACAACCTGCAAATATAGAATTGTGAGATATGGCAATGTTTTATACTCAACAGGTTCAGTTCTATGTAAATGGAAAGAATTGATCCGGCATGGCAAAGAAGTTATAGTCACTGAACCTAAAGCTACTAGGTTCTTTTGGAACGTAGATCAGGCTATAGAACTTATCGTAGATTGCATGGAGAATGCGACTGATTCAACCCCGTACTGCCCGATAATGAAATCAATGAGTGTAGAAAATTTACTATATGCTATGATTGAGAAATACAGTAACGGACAAAATATACCTATCAAGATCATTGGTTTACAGCCTGGCGAAAACATGCATGAAAAGGTTCTAGAACAAGGTCCATATTCTAACGAAGTCGATCAATTTACTATCGAAGAAATTAAGCATTTGATATGAAAATAGCTTTCTTTACAGAGATGGAGTTCAATGGTAAGATATCTAGAACTCATGATAATATGAGAGTTGAATTCGCATGGATGTGTGCGTTAAATGCGGATCATTATAATATCAGACAAATTCCTATTGACAAATATGATTTAGGTATAGTTATCATTCCTAAAAAGAATCCTAATTTTAATATCGATGATCTAAAGTTAAGCTGTTTGAAGGTCGCGGTGATGCAAGAAGGGCCGAATTGGTACTGGCAAGATTATGATTTATCTAAACAAATTTGGTATTTTAATACACTGACATCTGCAGATATTATTTTTACTCATAACAAGTCTGATCAGAAATATTATCAAGGACTAACAGCCCATCCGGATGTGCGAGTAATGCCTTCATTAATGATTGAAGAGTCAATCGGTAAATTAACACAAGAAAATCGAAAGGGAGTTATTATTGGAGGTAATTTTGTATCTTGGTATGGGGGATTTGATTCATTTATTATTGCACAAGAATTTGATAACGGTATAGTACATGCCCCTTCAATGGGAAGAAGGCAGCCTAGTGAAGAGCAATTGATTAAACATTTACCTTATTTAAATTGGAAAGGATGGATGCACGAACTTAATAAATTTAAGTATGGCGTTCATTTAATGCGAACTCATGCAGCCGGTACATTTGCTCTTAATTGTGCATATCTAGGAATTCCTTGTATTGGATATAAAGGATTAGATACACAGGAAATATGTCACCCAGATTTAACTGTTAATGCGGGGGATTTATCGACGGCTAGAAAAATTGCTACAGACCTTAGGAATGATGAACAATTTTATTTATATTGTGCAGAGAAATGTCGACATCAATATCAATCATTTTACACGGAACAAACGTTTTTAGAAAAATTTAACAATGAATAAAATTACATTTGTAATACCTAGTCGTAATAATCTAGAATTTTTGCGTTTAGCATATCAATCAATACGTAATTTGCGTACTAAGCATGAGATTATTATTTTAGATGATGCCAGTACAGATGGAACACTAGAATGGATAATTACGTTGCATGATGAGGATTTAATTCATTATCATAATCCAGGACCAACGCGTGTTGGTATAGTTGGTATGTTTGATAGAGGTATTGCAATGTCACGTACGGATATTATATTTGCTTTCCATGCAGATATGATTGCGGGCCCGAATTTAGATACTAATATTTTAAAATATCTACAAAGAGGTATGGTCGTGTCTGCAACTCGTATAGAGCCTCCGTTACATCCGCCTGGCCCCGAAAAGATAACTCAAGCTTGGGGTAATGAGCCGCATGAGATTGATTTTCCAATACTTATGAATTCTATCAATCACTTTGAACGTGAGAATGCAAATAAAACTACGGAAGGTATTTTTGCTCCATGGTGCATGTATAAATCTGATTATTTAGCTATCGGCGGGCATGATGAGCTCTTCGCACCGCAAAGTAAAGAAGATTCTGATTTATTCAATCGTTTTGTACTGAACGGATATAACGTTATTCAGTCATGGGATGCATTAGTATATCATTTCACTAGTCGTGGTAGTAGATTTAATACATATGCAGGCGGCGCAGCGGGTAAAGATAGTGCAGAATGGCAATATACTACTAATAAAAATGCTCGTAACTTTATTCGTAAATGGGGACATTTTGTTAAGCACGATCAATTTATGAAGCCTATTATACCGCCTAAGTATGATATTGGATTCATAATTCATAACTGTACTGATCAATTGTTAAATGTTCTAGAACCATGGTGTACTGATGTATATATTGATATGATACCAGATGAGTATATTGCTAAAGAGCAGATTAACACAAAATTTAAATTATCGGACCGTATACATAGCACTCGATTAGGACCTAAACTCAATGATATTCTGGTTACAATTGACGGATCTAGATTTACTAATGAAGATTTTTATGTTATACAAGAACTAGCTACAATCATTAAACAAACAAATGATATAGGTGAATTTGCTATAGGCAATCTTAACATACGTATTAATAAGTTAACAACATACGAACATAATCTAATTAAAGCAAAAATATGAATATATTAGTTACGGGAGGAGCTGGATTTGTTGGTACCAATCTAATAAAAGAATTATTGAAACAAGGTCATACAGTCGTGTCAATTGACAATTACTCAACTGGACTTAAATCTAATCATCAACAAGGATGTGTATATTATGAATATGATATACGTACAATAAATGATTATCGTGCATTTGGAAAATTTGACGTTGTATATCATTTAGCCGCTATTGCTCGTATACAGCCTTCATTTGATAATCCTGAAGAATATTTTACTACAAATGCAGCTGCTACAATGAAATTGGCTAAGTGGTGTAGTGCTGATAATATTCCGATTGTATATGCTGGCAGTAGTTCGCATCATTCCGGCAAGTTTAAAAACCCATATACGTTTAGCAAAGATATTGGCGAGGAGATTATACGTTTATTTCAGATACATTACGGGTTGCAAGCTAGTATTGCTAGATTTTACAATGTATATGGCCCATATCAATTGACTGAAGGTAACTATTGTACATTGATAGGAATATGGGAACGTTGTATACAAGATGGTCGACCATTAACTATATATGGCGATGGTACTAAACGCAGAGACTTTACACATGTAGAGGATATTGTTAATGGTTTAATTAGTATTAATACAAAAAAAGCTTGGGGACATATATTTGAATTAGGCAGAGGAAAAAATCACTCGGTATTGGAAATAGCGCATATGTTTCAAAATGCGACTATAGCGTTTGGTCCGGATAGACCTGGCGAAGCACGAGAAACATTATGTGTAGATACAACAGCTCGAGATGTTTTAGATTGGCATCCAATTCGGGATATTCAAGACTATATTCATAATATTTATAACAAATGAGATATTACATATTATATCCAGATTCAACAACAGATGATCTGATTCGGGATGATCATCAGTTAGGCGAAGATAATGGTTTCGGAGTCTTTTGGCCAGCCACAGGGTTTCAAATCTTACAACGCGCCGTTAACAATAATCCTGATATTCTCAACCACTTCGACATAGTAAATGACCGCGGGAAGCATATGTCAGTCGAAGAATTTCTAGATGCGATCGCAAAGTTAAAAGTTAGACAAAATTAATGTATGGGAAGAATTGATATTCGTCAGATCGAACAATACGATGACGAATCTGTCTGGTTTCAAAAGATCAAAAAGAAGAAACCAGCTTCAGAACAACAAGACAATCAACAGCCTAAAGTAAAGCCAGATAAACGTAAAAAGTAACATATTTATAGATAAAAGAGTATGATACGTTTAAAAGATCTTATCACAGAAGCTCAAATCACAGAGCATTTACGATACCATATTAGCAAGGGTATATCTATACACGATAACGTATTCCGTTACGGGTCAGAAGCATATTGTAATTTAATGCTAGAAGCCAAACGTTTGTTGCGTGAAGGTAAATTGGAAACTGATGTGTATGACCGAGAGGTATTGTCTACCGATATCGGCGAATTTGGTTTATACGAGGGAGTGCGTGTACCATTAGACCTGCCAATGACAGAAGCAGAATATCAAGGTAAAGACGTGGACCTCAATAAACCAAAACGCGGCGGAGCTCGTAAATACTATGTGTATGTACGTAATCCAAAGACGGGCAATATCAAAAAAATATCATTCGGCGATACTACCGGATTGAGTGCCAAAATACGTAATCCAGAAGCACGTAAATCTTTTGCTGCACGCCATCAATGTGATAAAAAGAAAGATCGTACCAAAGCTGGATATTGGGCATGTAATTTGCCTAGATATGCAAAGGGATTGGGTATGGGTTCTAACATGAATACTTATTGGTAATGCATCCATATACAGAACGTGTTAAAGGTTTAGTTTCTTATCGTACATTTGCAGCTGATACTGATGAAATGGATTTGATCTGGCATCGGGACGCTGAAGATCGTTACGTAGAAGCACTACATGAGACGGATTGGCAATTTCAAATGGATAACGAATTGCCGGTACCGTTTAATGGTATAATCTATATTCCAAAAGAAACTATACATCGTGTAATAAAAGGAACCGGCGAATTACGTATAGCTATACATCGATGGGATGCTAGTTTTCAATACGATTAACTTTTATTTGTTAATTTAAATGAAAGTTCATATATTAATGTATGAACTATATCATTGCAATACTATACGGCATATTAGCCCAGATAATTACTTTTTTACAATTACAAGGGCCGTATCGATTTGAATCTTTACGCAATCATCCCAACTTGTTACTGCTTGTAGCAGTACCGATAGCTTGGCTGTTTACCAAATCAACACATTACTTTTATATAGCCTCTGGAGGCGAGCTTTGGCCCGGTAGGCTTATCGGATTTGGTATTGGTATGATTGTGTTTAGTTTAATGACAAACTTGTTATTTAAAGAGGTATTAACGGCTAAGACATTGGTAACTATTGGTCTATCAATCATTATAGTCTGTATACAAATCTATTGGAAATAATGTACATGTATATTTATAAGAAAGGATAACACATGCCGAATACATCAAATTATTTTGATAATGTTACTATAGGACAATTTGTGTTAACAGGTGTACCTGTAAAAGTTTATGTCGATGGCACATATCTAACAATTACAGATCCTGATGATATTGAAGATTCTATTTACGGGTTTGGAATTGATGATGACGGCGCTGTGCATAATTTCGATTATCGTATGATCGATCATCTGCTAGTGGCCAATCAGCATTTAGATTTTGAAACATATAAAAAGGCGATGGAGCCAAAAGCTCCTGCCGCTCCTGCATCAGCTGCAGAAAAAAAGCCTGAAGAAGAAAAGACGGGAACACCGGAAGAACCTAAAAAAGAAGAGAGTGTAATGAAACTTAAATCCTTGATCAAAAACAATGTACTTGAAGATGTCGCTGCAGATAAAAAGAAACTAGTGGATCTTAAAAAACAAAAGACAAAATTAGCTAAAGATATAGCAACACTCACTTTAAGTGTTGCCGATGAGGAAGCTAAAGCAGCTGAAGCTGGCGTCACTGAAAATAGCATAACTAGTTTATCTGAACCGTATACTATTAACGTAGGCGATATGATTCAAAACACTAATACAAGTTGTCAACATTACGGATCGACAGGCATTGTACAAAGCGTAACAGCGCTGCCAGATGATATGGGCGTAGTAGCTAAATACGTCGTAACTAATTCGGGCGACACATATGCTCCAGGTGATATTTTAACAAAGACCATAGACCAATTAGAACCTATGGATTACGAAGAAGAAGATTATGATGATATGAGTGATGAGATGGATGACTGGGACGTGACCATGGCAGACGGACTAGATGATGATGATGACTATGTCGACTACGAAGAAGAAGATGAAGATTACGAAGAAGAGGATGAAGATTAATGATTCGTTTACGTGACATAATAACCGAATCGGCACAGCCGCAGTTTGAGCCAATAAAACTAGGATTCAAGTTTGATGACTATGAGCCACATTTTGATGCCGAGACTATGCGTACGCATTACAATAAACATTACAAAGGCTACATAGAAAAACTAAACAAGGCCGTAAAGGACGAACGTATACCGATAGTAGTTAATCATGATGAACTCGATATACGGCCAATGTTATCATCAGTTAGTCAATATAGTGCTACGGTTCGTAACAACGGCGGCGGATATTACAATCATACGTTATTTTTTAATAACCTCAATCCAGAACATAAAGGTAAGATACAAGACGGACAACTTAAAACGTTAATTGAAAAGCAATGGAAATCTGTTGATAAGTTTCAAGAGGCGTTTACGCAAGCGGCACTAGACTTGTTTGGTTCTGGTTGGGTATGGCTAATGTATAACAACGGTATGTTAAATATCGCTACTACTGCTAATCAAGATAATCCATATATGGATATAGTACGTATATCAGGCGATATATTATTAGGTTTAGATGTTTGGGAACATTCCTATTATCTCAAATACAAAAACGACCGCGAACGATATGTTAACGCATTTTTTAAATTAATATGCTATCAAGCAGCTGAAGAACGTTTAGAACGTAGTATTAACAAATCTACATATTAATGGACAGTGATAGTAAAACGCAGCAATACAAAACGAAAATGGTGGACAACAACGGCATTAATGCTCGCGATGTTTTTCAATCCATTCGGTTTCGACGCATTATTTGCGCTCATCATGGACTGGACGGGTTCATATTGGATTACGGACGCCGTGTTCTATGGCCTCTCGGCATTATGCTTTGGATGTTATTTACTGCTCTCACGTAACACAGACTATGAAACTACACGAAGCACGCGGTAAGAGACTTTTCGTCTTTGATTTTGATGATACATTAGTACATTCAGAAGCATTTGTCTATGTTAACAAGCAAGACGGAAGTAGAATACAAATGACACCCGCAGACTATGCAGTGTATCGTCCAGAGTCTGGAGATCAATTTGATTATTCTGATTTTAATCGTATGTTACGTAATCCGAAAATTATCAAAGACAATGTACGACTAATGAAATTGGCTATGCGAAATCCTACAAACAAAGTTACTATATTAACGGCCCGGGCGTTAGCATTTCCTATACGTCATTATTTTAAAATGGAACATGGTATACAGCCGTATGTAGTTGCGTTAGGTACTGGAAATCCTCAAGCAAAGTCTGGATGGATTGCCGATCACTTAGACAAAGGATATACAGACGTATTTTTTATAGACGATTCGCCTGCTAATGTAGCGGCAGTACGATCACTATCAAAACAATATCCAGACGCTAGAATTAGATCAATAATTGCTAAATAAAAATAAAGTGCTATATGAAACTAAAAACAATTGTTAAGGAGATACTTTCAGAAATTACTTTAATGTCTGGTGATGCGAGCACTGATACATCATGGAGTGCACTGAGACAGTTATCACGTGAATGGCCAGGATTTAATAAAACTATGGAGATAGCATATAGCCGAGATTGGACCAATATGGGCACGGGCTGGGATGATGATGTGGATCGTTCGTATGATCCTACACATGCCAAAGTACGAGCTTTCATAAAAGATGCAGCAGTTGATAGTCAAGGATCGTTGTATATTTGTAGGTATAAATATGATGATCGTATAAATCATGTATTATTTAATTTAGCGGCTCCTAATCTACGTACGATGTATGTCGGGAAGATTGAAACAAATGCTAGTACTGGCGAATACAGTATGAAGACATTGTTTGGTATAGATTCGCAAGTAGTGCACTGGAGTATGGTCACTGATGAATATAAAGGTAAAAAGTACGGTGCATTTTTATATGATACACTGTTGTACATGTACGGAGTGTTAGAAAGTGATACTATTTTATACTCAGGAAGCCTCAAGATGTGGATGCATCATTTGTTTAATAAGGGACGATTAGGTGCGGCCACAATTAATTATTCCGTTAGTAGCGGAACGCAATCAGGCGATAAAGTATTAGTATTACCAATATCGGCACGTGAAGTACAAGACAAATCAATATTAAAAGATATAGGATCTATAGTAGTATTTCATTCGAACATACCACCACAATTATCCAAATTAATTAAACTTACCAAAGGACTTAGCGTCTTTAATGATTCATTGAGTATCATGTATGCCAATATCAATATAGATGAATTAGGATTTGTAGTTTCAATTGAACGTACCCGAACCAATGCTCCATTGTATTCTGATCAGGCAGATGCAAATCCAGAAGAAAACTATTCATTGTTAGACTATCTGGAAGTTTGTAGTTTTTCAGAATTATTGTCGGTACATAACGGCATACGACTTAGTAAAGATAGTACGGTTACTGAAGAACTAATAGCTCCCGATGTAGAATATTGGAACGAGCCTAAACAAAACAAAACAAAAAAATTGATTGTTTATGCAAATAATGGCATCTTGGTAGTAGAACCTAACGGTGATAATGTTAAATATACGTTGATATAATGCTATAAATTTGGTAGGCCTAACATGAAAACAAAAAGTAATGTATGATAAAGCTAATTAAAATAATACAAGAGTCATCTAGGTCTGGCGCAATGACTGGTACACAGGAAAAAGGTCTGAATACCGGACTACGTGTAATACACACGAAGTATGCAGATGAATACAGAGATCCTATAACACCACAAACACCTCACAGTGAAATTAACTACGGCGGATGTGGGATATTTGCAAAACTACTTTATTACAATCTACGCAAATATCTATCTGTCACTCCGGACATCGTATGCTTTGATTTTCCTTCATCACGTCCGTTACCACGTGGAGGAATAAACGAGTACAAAAGTTTAGGTGAGTTTAACCAGTATGGGTTTACATGCGTTCATATAGCATTAAAAATTAAAGATTATTATATTGATTCCTCTGGGGTACATAAACTTCAGTGGTTTAAAAAGCAATACAATATGAATTTAGTAGAACATACAGGAATGTCTATACAAACATTAAGCAGATGGGTTGCTACTGGAGATGATTGGAATAATACTTTTGATAGATACACAATTGGTGATATTAATACGGATTTAGTAACTCTATTCAAAAAAATAACCAACAAGTAACATGCCGTATACATATAAAAAACAAGGCAATAAATACTGCGTCTATAAAAAGGATGGTGGAAAGCAAGTAGGATGTACTACAGGCACTAAAGCCGCGTTGAAACGTTACTTATCAGCACTTCATATGGCAGAGACTAGCGAATCATTGCAACAGACATTAATAGAAACAGAAATGATTCTAGAAGATCTCCGCGCCTGGTTTGGTAAAGGTGGTAAAGGTGGAGTAGGCGGAGGCGGATGGGATCGTTACAATAGCAAAGGTGATCGAGTTGGTAAATGTGGTGATGCTGATGAAGGCGATGCATATGCAGCTTGTCTAAGCAAAGAAAAGGCGCGTAAGTTAGGAAAAGCTGGTCGAGCCGCATTTGTTAAACGTAAAAGAGCTGCACAACGCAAAGGTGGTGATGCCGTAAAGGGTGGAGAACAATCAAAAGGTCAAAAACCAATAAAAGTGAAAACAGGTATAAATGAAATCGGCGAAGCATCAGCGAGGCCATACAAATATAAAGTAGATTTTGAGGAAACTGATCCTGAATTTTCAGAGATACAGTACAAGTTTAAAACTGACTCAAATCTAGAATATCAAATAGCAATAGCTCAGGTCAAACCGCTACGCAATAGTAAAAACGTTCGATTAGTAGTAGCTTTTAGGACTACTCAAGGTACTTATAACACTGATACAAATAGGAACGAACAATTCAGAATAATGGCTACTGTGGTAGCAGCAACTAAAGAGTATTTGTCCAAAACACCAAATGTTACAGAAATAAGTTTTACACCATCAAAAGCAGATATGGGTGATATGCGCCGGGCAAACTTATATAAAGCATATATTGCAAAACAGATACCGGGCGCAAAAATAAATATATTTAGTGATGGTAGATATGTAGTAACTTTACCAAAAGTAAAAAAAGAGAATTTAGATCCCAAAACATTTAAAGATACAGGAAAATCATCTCCATATGGATCCGGCTATCAAGCCATAAGAGAATATACTCCTAGTAATCCAGGTAATATCGATAAAGCTATACGAGAAATAGAAGCATTAGGTATACGCAATCCAATCAACCCTAAAGAAATAGTAATAGATAATTCGGTTATAATCGAAGTTTCGAATTGGGACAAACGTTTATGGTTTTCTAGTTTGTATTCAATTGAGCGCGGACAAGGTAATGCAACTCGAATAATGCAGAAAATTGTAGATATCGCTGACAAATATAAAGTTACTATTGCATTAGATCCACATCCGTTCGGTACAGGTACGGGAAGATTATCTAGGTCACAGCTAGTTAAATTTTACAAGAAATTTGGATTTGAATTCGAAGATGGTCAAGAAGATTTTGGTGACATGGAACGTATAGCTGAACGCATCAATTTATTTGTTGAACGTAATATTCCCACTAACCCAGAGAAATGGTCTTACTATAAATCACAAGCCAAAAAGAAATTTGACGTATATCCATCGGCATATGCTAATGCATGGGCCGCTAAAATGTATAAAAAGGCAGGCGGCGGCTGGAGAAAAGGAAAATAAATTTGGATTCGTATTCCAAATTACTTATATTTAAGAAGTGAATATGGACAATTATATAGATCTAACTATAGAAGAAATTTACGAGATTATCACCTCAGGAAAACAGTACTGGCCGAAGCATATGTCAACTACAGATAAGCTTGAATTGCTAGATACCATTACAAGTTATTTTGCAGACCGCGATGACTTTGAAAAATGTATACATTTACAAAAGATAGCCGATGAAATACGAGATACGAGCAAAGCAAGTTGATGTTTTAGAATATGAAAATGATGATCCGTACGCCGTTTATGAATTATCAGTACTCGAATATAGTACTGGTAAAACCGTACGGCAATTAAAGGTTATAGGAGATGCTGAACTCGATAATGCATTAGAAGTATTAGTTAATAGTTATGTCTAAATCTAGAACACGTAAGATAAAAATATTTTTACATGATGATTCGGTCAATTCATTTACCAATGTCATCACTATCTTGACACATGTACTGCCACATTGCAATCCATTACGTGCAGAATCTATTGCAATGATTACACATACTGCTGGTAAGTGTCAAATATTTTACGGTCGATTCGATGAATCTATTTATCTGTATTCGCAACTAGTTAAACATGGATTACATGTCTCGGTACAATAATTTTGAAGTTACATATAAAGTTTATATATTAAAGTATGATTACAAATATTATAGTAAATTTACAAGTAGAAGGAATGCATAACTGGCCAAATGCCAAACGCGTGTTCCCGGATGTAGGATTTTTATCTGATCTTCATAGACATATATTTCATTTTCAATTAAAGAAACGTGTTAATCATGATGATCGTGATGTAGAATTCATTAGGTTCAAACGAGACGTGCAAGACTATTTGCATCTTAAGTATTTCACAGAAGAACATCGATGTCATTATTTTGGACCTATGTCATGTGAAATGTTAGCTAAGGAATTAGTAGAATATTTTGATTGTGTATATGTCGCTGTATACGAAGATAATGAAAACGGCGCAGAAGTTATCGTAGATTAATATGCCATTCGGTAAAGGAAACGGACGTAAATCATTTAATTTATCAGAGTCTGAAATTAGATATGCTATGATGAATACCAAATCTAATCAGGCTGCTGCTCGATTCATGAATGTTTCATACGAAACTTATCGTAAATATGCAAAACAATACCGAGATTCGGCTACTGGGAGAACGTTATTTGAACTCCATAAGAATGTTTCCGGTAAAGGTATTATCAAAACACCTAAGGTCAATACACGTGTTATATCAACATTAAACGATATATTTGACGGCCTTAAACCAAATTATTCTATATACAGACTCAAACATAGATTAATTCATCATGGCTTTATGGAAGAGAAATGTAATCTATGCGGATTCCAAGAACGACGTGTATATGATTATAGCGTACCTTTATTATTAGATTTTATTGATGGAAATAAATCTAATTTTAATTTAAGTAATTTACAATTATTATGTTATAATTGTACTTATTTAACATCGCATAATATTAAAGGGCGCCCTAAAAAGTTAACATGTTGAAAATCAATGAGTTACAACTTTTTTAACTTTTTTCTAGGATTTATGCAAAAACGTACTTATACTTAAGTATATAGTAAGTATAAACCAAAGGTTTGGAACGTATGCCGAATCTAGGAACGGTTGGGGCTCGAATACCGTTTTGGACCGAGAGCTGACTAATTAGGAGTCGCGACCTATTAACGACAAAATAATGGTTACTTACTGTATATGCCCAGGTGGCGAAATAGGTAGACGCAAGGGACTTAAAATCCCTCGGACAGAAATGGCTGTGCCGGTTCGAGTCCGGCCCTGGGTACTTTTTTTATATGGCGGGGTGGACTGGAGGTGGTTCCAGCTTGGTCTCATAAGCCAAATGACGTAGGTTCGACTCCTACCCCCGCAACTAATATGTAGGCGTTCTTTGACATTTCAAAAAGGATAAAATTATGGAAACAATGTATTTTGTTTTAGGTATGCTCTCGATCATCGCTGCAGCGATTGTAAGCGTATTGGTTTGGGGTATAGTTAAGATTAACAAACAACAACAAAGTCTTAATGACATAAATCGTCAATTGGAAACACAATCTCGTGAACTTAACGAAAGATTCATTGAAATGCATCGTGATATGGATCAACGAAGTAGCTGGATTCATCAACGAATAGATGAATACCATGCTAAACTACACGATCGCATAGACCGAGAAAGTGCAGAGGTTAATAGACGAATAGAGGAAGATGATGCTAACGCATCTCGTGAGTATGAACGAATTTATAATGAGATAGCCGAGGCTCGTTCGTATACGGATTCACGTATAGATAAAGTATTAAGCACAACCGGTGCTAAACAAGTAATTAAAGGATAATAAACATTAACCGTCAAAGAATGCCTACTTCTTTTAAAAATAAACATATGAAAACACTTTTAACAATTTTTAGTGCAGTACTGGCTTATATAGTCATCACTGCGTTCTATGTAGAAACGGAGCCGAAGAAATGTATTCCATCTGAACGAATGTTTGAATCTATTATACAATATGCTGATACATTCGATATTCCATTATGGCTAGCATTTAATGTCGCAGCTTTAGAAAGTGATTATCGTGGTCCGTTAGATTCTGCATATAAGCATAATGTAGTCTCGCGAGCAGGCGCAGTAGGACCGATGCAGATCATGCCACAATATGCTACATGGTTTGCCGGATTTGAAGTCGGCCGACAAGAACTTAAAGATAGTATTGAGCTTAATGTATGGCTAAGTATGAAGATATTGAGATACCTGTACGATAAATATCATGACTGGACTAAAGTATTGGGCGCTTATAATACAGGTAAACCTATCAAAAACAAATACGCTGTTCGTGGAAGCGACCCAATGTGGCATCGTCGTAGATGGATAGTTTAATAAAATAATATAAATTTATGATACTTTTATTCCGTTACTATTTTTATCCAGTGCGCCAATTCGTATATCGAATTAAAAATGTATGGCGATGGTTGCCTATTATCTGGAAAGATAAAGATTATGATCATCATTTCATCAGTGAAATTCTAATCAAGAAACTTGAGCATACTCGTGATTTCTTTTTGTCTGATGATACACATATTGCCGAAGCCTCGCAAGTTGCTGCTCAGATTCAAGAAGCAATTGATCGTCTCCATATGACTCGAGACAGCTGGGAATTTTATGAAGACCCGGCTATGGAACAACTTGAACAAAAATGGGGCAAAACAACATTTGAACACATACCCTACCAACATACAAAAGATGGTAAAGTACTTAGTTATGAATTAAAATCAAAAACCGAAAAAGTAATTACAGAGGAAGATGAAAAACAGTACAAGGAAGAGTTCCGTAAAACACTCAAAGATGTTAGGAAAAAATACATTAAAGACAAAATCGCAGCGTATGAGTTTATTGGACGAAACATGGACACTTGGTGGGACTAAGTTTTATTGGTTTCGTAAACGTATCCTAAAAAAAATAACTTCATGGTGGGAACGTGTTACAGGGTTCAATCCATATAACGTTCAACCTCATGGACTATGTCCTGTACAAGCCGATGGATTTACCAAGGACGGTAAATGGTATTATTTTCGATCACGCGGCACGACGGCTAGTATAGTTATATGTGAATCAGAAGAAGCATATACGGAATGGCCCGATGTCGAGTTTGCTTTTGATAGACAACTAACATACGGATATAGCTTCGAAGCTGGATATTTACCGAGGGCAGACGCTATTCGGTTGGCAACTATTTGGCTTAACGAGTATTATGAAGAAACAGACCAAATCTAAAATAAAAAAAATGAGTAATCTTGTATTAGGATTAGTACTAGCTGGGACGGCAGTACTAATATTTTTATCGTTTTATAATTTATATTGTCAAATAAAAAAGATGGACCGTCAAGTACATGAATATACAGGTACAGCAGATGAACCCAATGACAACAAACAAGTAACAAGTGTACCCGAAAAACAAATTGAAGATTTAGAAAAATAAATTATGGAAAAAACATTTACAAAAGTTACTGAAGAGAAATTAAACGCTATGACTTGCAAGCATTATGGTGCTGGTAAGGAATTACAAATTGATGATGTGATTTGTAGTGGATTCACAATTAATTATGCAAATCTTTATGGTACACCACCATCTGAATATCGTTCGGATGAAATATC